CAGCGGGGCGTGTTGGTTATCTTCGACCGCCCAATTTCGGACGATGAAGTGGAGACGGTGCGCGCCGCCCTCGCCCAGCCAGCAGCGCCTGTAGTGGACGGGGAGCTGCCGCCGCTGCCGAAGCCCGAGTGCTTGTTACCGGGGGTGTACGCCTACCGAGCGAAGCACATGAGCGCGTACGGGGCCGCATGCTTTGCCGTTGGCCGTGGATCCGCTGTCCGCGATTACATCACGCTCAACGAAGCCAGCCTCGCCGCCGCTCGCAGCGCACCAGGGGGCGTGCCGGAAGGGTGGATTCAACTGCCGAAGAAGCTGACCGGCGAAATGATCTATAGCGCCTTGGCTGCGCACTACGGAAAGCGGCGCATTGACGCCGCTGGCGGCCCTGACGGTATCGACATGACCGTGAACGACACGAACTACAGCGGAACTCAAGCTTTGCGCCGCATGTGGCAAGGGCTGCTCGCCGCCGCCCCATCGCACCCCGAGCCAGCAGGCGGGAAGGAAGGTGCGTGATGCGCAATCTATCATTCAACTTGGGCGACATCATCATCGCCGCTGGATGCATTGCGCTGATGGTCAAAGACAGGCCACTGCCGGTCATCGCCATCCTGTTGATGTTGATACTCGCCGAGCTGGGGCGCATTCGCCGTGCGCTGGCAGGCGGGAAGGAGCAGGCATGACTGACGAACTGAAACCGTGCCCGTTTTGCGGTGGTCACGCTGAGACCGTGGAGACCGACCGACACCCGAAGCTGTACGCGACATGGTGCCCGACCTGCCATGTATCGACCGGCAAGCGCACAGCGAAAGCAGACTGCATCGTCGCCTGGAACCGCCGCACCACCCAGCCCGCACCCATTCCAGTGCAAGCGGGGGAGGTGCTGCCTATCGAAGAAGAACGCAAGCACGCAGAGCATGAGTACACGGTCACAGCGTTCGACTACGAGCGTAATCCAGTGGGCGCCAGGGAGTGGACGCTGTACTGGGCGGGTTGGCTCGCGCGCTCTACCTTACATCGTCGCGCCGCCATCAAAGCAGGCGGGCAAGGCTGATGGGTATGGCGCCGCCCCTTATTACCAACAGGAACAATTTCGCATTGACAAGCAGTATGATATGACATAGTATCGATTTTGTACTTCTCCTGTGTAGTTTTCCACCCCGCTTACCGGCCCCGGTGCGGGGTATTTTTTTGCCATAAAACGCCAATGCACAGCATGAGCCAAGAGCAACTGTTCGACAGCCCCGCCGCCGCGCTGGCGTTTGCGTTCAACTTCTCCAGCCAGCAGTATCCGGTTTCCCCGATGGGCCGCTTGCTCAAGGGCGCGAACATCGGCGGCGGCAAGGGACTGGGCGGGCTGGATGGTTCGGCACAAGCGGCCTATATCCTCGCCGCGGTCGAGCGCATGCCCCCGATGGCGCGCGCCTGCATCGCTGCCCGGTACGCCCCAAAGGCCGAGCCCTGCACCTGTGGGAAACCCTGCTGCGCCGGCGAGAAGGTATCGCAAGCCTACCGCGAGGCAATGGCGGCGATCCTGCACTGGAGTTTCGAGAAAGCCCCGGCTGGCGTCGATTCGGCCACGCGCGCCGCGATCCTGGCTGCGTACTTCGACCGCTCGGTGAGCCTGACCCGCGAATTCGAGCGCCGCAAGGTGCCGCGTTCTACCGGGTTCGATGCAAAGAAAAAGATATGGGATGCCCTGAAAACTCTGGAAACGGAAGCGCAGAACGCGGTGACGGGCGAGCTGGCGTGGTTGTTTGACAGGGCGGCGTGATGAAAGCAGAGATTGGCACCATCGAGAACTTCCGCTTCATCATGACACCGCAAATGCCCGGCAGGACGCGAAAACGTCGCCGCCTCACAGAATTCAATCCATCCGTGGATGGGTGCTACTGGCATTCGCTGTACAAAGACGTTCCGGCCAACAAGCCGCGTACCGTGTCCAGCCGCACGGCATCGGCCCGCAAGCGCAAGCACCTGCTCAACGGTATCAGCCGCCGCGTTCCCAATGGGTTCGTAATGTTTTTGTAACGTCTTCCACCGTGGGGTCCCGCTCTGCGCAAGCATCGGGCTTAAGTCCTCGAAAGAGGCGCGACCGCGTAACTTCGGGATAAGCGGCGAGCCGGTGAAAGTCCGGCACCACCCGCATGGCGACTGTCACCACGGACTTACGTGGGTTCACGGGTTAAACCGTAGCCGCCAGCCGAGTGGTGAGTTCGACTCTCACTGATCGCCATAAGTTCGGAATGTAGCCGGTTCGACTCCGGTGTATGCGGGACGGTGCCCGTGGCGCGTAGCCCTCACGATACGAGGGGCCACACAGAGCCGGGCAAAAGAAATCTGTATCGACGGCAACGAGCAAGCCGCATTGAATCGCAGGATAGCGCCTGCGATGCCTGCTCGGCGGCTCTGTGTGGTGAAGCTCGCGGAAACACCGGGATAGTCGCGCCCCCGGCACCGCAACAGTTTGCTCCGTCCGTTAGGACTTTCGCCCGCTGAGGCTTGGCGGGTGTCTTTTTATAAGGGGTGTGCATGAAGGTCTACTGCCGGATCAACGGGAAGCTGGCTTGCTGGAAAGTGGATACAGAGAACTATGCATTAGCACGGAGCATGGTTGGTTTGGCCACGAATGGTCAGCGTAAAGGCCCTGTTTTGGCGGTCATCGACGGGATTGGTGGCGCATGATGGAACAGATTCTGCTGCACCTGATTGGCGACTACCTGACGCAAACGAACTGGATGGCGACAGAGAAGACAAAAGCGCAGGCACCAGCGATGGTGCACGCGATTGTCTACTCGCTGCCTTTCCTGCTGCTCGGCCCATCCGTCACCGCGTTCTGCGTGATCTGGTGGACGCACTTCTTCATCGACCACTACCGCCTCGCGCGCTTTGTCGTCTTCGCGAAGAACTGGATCACGCAGCCGTCCCTGTGCTGGGCCGACTGCAGCGCCACTGGCTACCACAAGGACACACCGCCGTGGCTCGCCGTCTGGCTGCTTATCATCGCGGACAACACCCTACACCTGTGCATCAACTACGCCGCGCTGCGGTGGCTGTAACGCCGAATAGTAAAAAGTAGTTGAAAACCAGCAATCATCCGGTTAAACTGTCGTTCATAGCACACTAGATAATTGTCGCTGCAAGAAAGCCGGGGAGCAATCGCCCGGCTTTTTTTATTCCCGAAGGTGCCGCATGGAGCGAGACGAGCGCGAGGACAAGCCCCGCAAACGGCCTGCCCCGAGCCGCGCCGAACTGCGCCGTCGCCTCCAGCGCGAGCTGCACCAGGCGCAGGACGACATCGAGCAGGACCAACTAGGCGAACCGCTCGATTCGCGCGACACCGCTTCACCCTGACCCCCCGCTGTTCCGTTCCTGTTCTGGGACGTTTGGGAGCTGACCTGAAAAGGCCAGCTCCCTTTTTTCATCCAATGGAGCCCCACATGGCAGACCTGACCCAAGCGCCGGAAGATACCGCCGCGACCGACGACACCGCGACCGACACCAGCGCCGGCTACGTCATCGAAATCAAGTGCAAGCCGGACGGCACCTTTGCTGTGGGCGTCGAGCCGATGGCCGAGGAAGCGCAGGAAGAATCCGGCGAGGACGGCGGCGCGTCGGGCGGCAGCGGCGAAGGCGGCGCGGACGAGAACTACCAGACCTGCACCAGCCTGGGCGCGGCCCTGCGTCTCGTGAAGGACATCGTGGCCCACGCTGGCAACAAGGAAGACATGCAGGCGGGCGCCGACGAAATGAGCGCCGGTTACAGCAAGGGGACGTGATGGACTTCGACCAAGCCAAGGGCGTGATCGTGGACGCCGCCAGCCACGGAGAGGAACAGGGCAAGACGCTGGACGACACCGCCGACGAGCTACTGACCCGCGTGGCGCAGTTCTTCGGGGAGTGCGTGGGTGGCGACACCTTCTGCGGCCTGGCGATCGATGAAAAGCGCAACGAGGCGGGCATCCTGCAAAGCCTGACGCTGGTGCCGTGTGACCTGATCCACAACGAACCTGTCCGCCGCGTGGGGCGCGAGAAAGTCGCATGAAGCCGCTCAAGCTCGGCGCACAGGTATTCGTGGCAGACCAGTCGGGCGACCGCCCGGCCATCGTCACGAAGGTGCTTGGGCCGAAGCACGCCGAACTGTGCGTGTTCGATCCCCTGCCGACCGTCGAGAAGAGCGTCGAGCTGCACGACACCCGCGCCGAGGCGCTGAACGGCGAACTGCGCGACCTGCGCCGGCATGCGTACTGGGGGAATCCATGACTGTGATCGTATGGGACGGCCACACGCTGGCAGCCGACAAGCGAATGAGCGACAACGGCTATCCCGCCACCACGACCAAGATATTCCGCGCGCCGAACGGTGCCCTGCTGGGTGGTTCCGGTGATTCGGATGCGGTATCTGCACTGCGCCGCTGGTACTGCGATGGAGCGGATCGCACCGAATATCCGAACAACCGCGATGGCGATACCTGCTGCGGGAGGCTGCTGGTCATTACCCCGGAAGGCAAGGTCACGATGTACCTGCGCGGCCCGGACCCGCTACTGATCGAAGACCGCATGTACGCCATGGGCTCAGGTGGCGACTTCGCGCTGGCGGCAATGCACCTTGGCCATGATGCGCGCCACGCCGTCGAAGTGGCTTGCGCCCTTGATACCGACTGCGGCAACGGCATCGACACCCTGACCTTAGAAAAGCAAGAGTAAGGCAATGGCAAAAGACCAGAACAAGCAGCCCGCCAAAGCGAAGGGCGCGAGCGGAACCGAAGGCAAGCCGGACCGCAAGGCGCACGACTGGGAGCGCATCGAACTGGACTACCGCGCCGGCCTGTTGTCGGTGCGTGAAATCGGTACTGCGCACGGCCTGTCGCACACTGCGATCAACAAGCGCGCCAAGGCGGAAGGCTGGGAACGTGACCTCAACGCCAAAGTGAAAGCCAAGGCCGATGCGCTGGTTGCCAAGCGCGAGGTTGCCAAAACAGTTTCCGCTGAAAGGTTGGCAACCGAGCGCCAGATGATCGAGGCGACCGCGCAGGTGATTGCCGACGTGCGCATGACCCAGCGCGGCGACATCAAGCGGTTCCGCGACATCGCCATGAGCATGCTGGCGGAGATTGAGCACGAGACGAACAACGTCGATCTGTACGAGGAACTGGGCGACCTGCTGCGCGCAGATGACGACAAGGGCCAGGACAAGCGCAACGAAGTCTATCGCCGCGTAATTTCCAGTGCCGGCCGGATCGACAGCCTCAAGAAGCTGGCCGATACGCTCAAGACGCTGGTGACGCTGGAGCGCGAAGCCTACGGGCTCGATTCCGGCGCCACTCCGCCGCCGCCCGCTGCTGGTGACAGCAGCCTGAGCGCGGCCGACGCATATCAGCGGATGCTCGGATGATCGAAGGCTTCGACTTCCGCGCGCCCGACTACGCGCCAGTCTACGAGGAACGCAAGCGCCGCCTCGAGAACCTGCGCGCCAACCCGGACCTGCTGCCGGGCGTGAAGGAGTTTTATAAAGCCAACCCGGTTGCGTTCATCAACGACTGGGGCATGACGTTTGATCCGCGCAATGCCGAGATTGGCTTGCCCACGGTGATCCCGTTCCTGCTGTTCCCGAAGCAGGCCGAGTTCATCGAGTGGGTGCAGGCCAAGTGGAAGGGCCGCGACGATGGCCTGGCCGAGAAGTCGCGCGACATGGGCGTGTCCTGGCTGTGCGTGGGCTTTGCAGTGTGGATGTTCCTGTTCTACCCCGGCACGGTGGTTGGCTTCGGCTCGCGCAAGGAAGAGTACGTGGACAACGTGGGCGACCCGAAATCGCTGTTCTGGAAGGTGCGCCAGTTCATCGCCCTGCTGCCGGCTGAGTTCCGGCCGCTCGGGTGGGATGAGAAGAAGCACGCGCCGTTTATGAAGATCCAGAACCCGGAAAACGGCAGTTCGATCGTGGGCGAGGCGGGCAAGAACATCGGCCGCGGCAACCGCACCTCGATCTACTTCAAGGACGAATCGGCGTTCTACGAGCAGGCCGACGCGATCGACGCGGCGCTGTCGCAGACCTCGAACTGCAAGATCGACATCAGCACCCCGAACGGCCCCGGCAATCCGTTCTACCGCAAGCGCCACGGCGGCAAGATCAGCGTGTTCACGTTCAACTGGCGCGACGACCCGCGCAAGGATGACGCCTGGTATCGCAAGCAGTGCGAGACGCTGGACGCGGTGGTGGTGGCGCAGGAAATCGACATCGACTATTCGGCCTCGATGGGTGACGCCTTCATCCCGGCGCCGCTGGTGGACATCGCCATGCAGCACGGCCCGGCTGACGTGGAGGGCATCGGCCCCCTGCAGTTGGGCGTGGACGTGGCCCGCTTTGGCGACGACAAGAGCGCGATCACCGCGCGCCGCGGCCGTGTCGTGTACTGGCAGCGCGTGTACGAAAAGCTCGACACGATGGGCCTGGCACAGAAAGTCAAGAACGAGGTCGAGGCATTCAGCGCAGCAGGGCAGCGCGTGGACCAGATCGCGGTGGACACGATCGGCGTTGGTGCCGGCGTGGCCGACCGGCTGCGCCAGATTTACCCGGACACCAAGGACGCCTACGGCAACATCATCGAGCACTCGATTGTCGTGGACGTGAACTCGTCCCTCATCGTGGACGACGGCGAGAACTACAACCTGCGCGCGCAGATGTGGGCCAACGGCAAGGAGTGGCTGATTAACGGGCCGGTGAGCCTGCCGCGCGATGCCGAACTGAAGACCGACCTGACGGCGCTGAAATACAAGTTCCGCCAGAGCCTGCGCCTGATCGAAGGGAAGGATGAGGCAAAGCGCCGCGGCATCAAGTCGCCCGACCGCGCCGACTCGCTGATGCTGACCTTTGCCATCCCGGTGCGCCAGCGCCGCATCGAAATGCCACGCACGCAAGCCTATCGCCCGATGGACTCCGGCATGGGCCTCTTGGGTTAAGGAGAAACGAAGAATGAAGACAATTCGCAAGGGGCACAATGCATCCCGCTAAGTTCATGGGGCAAACCGCACTGGCCAGCGCTCCGGTGATGAGCGATGCCGAGCGCCTGTCGCGCCTGGAGGCATTGGGCAATGCCCTGTCCGACAAGCGCCGCGAAGCCGTGGACGCGCGCAAGGCATCGGGCATCGAGGAAGTATGGCTCGCCTGCGAAGAGGCGTATGTCGGCATCGATGACGCCAACCGCCACGAGTTCAAGGCTGCACGCTGGGCCAAGCCGATGAGCATGTCGGGTAGCCCGACCGAGAAATCCGGCCCGGTGGATGCGACCCGCTCGACTGCGTTCGTGCGCCTGACCGCGCGCTATGTGGACCATGCCGGCGCCAAGCTGGGTGAAATCCTGCTGCCGATCGATGACAAGGCGTTCTCGTTCGAAGCCACGCCGGTTGCCGATCCTGTATTGCCAGTGCCGGGCGCGGTCGATCCGAATGCCGCACCTGTGGCACCGATGGCCCCGGTCGCGCAGTTTGGCGCGCCGTCGCCGCAAGCCATTGCCGCCATGCCGCAGCCGGGCGCTCTCGCTGCCAACCCGGCCGACCAGCAGCAGGACGCCGCCAGCGCCGCCGCCAAGCGCGCCGAACAGCGCGTCTACGACTGGATGACGGAAGCGAAGTACCCGGCTGAATGCCGCAAGGTGATTCATGACGCAGCGCGCATCGGCGTGGGCGTCCTGAAAGGCCCGTTCCCGGACGTGCAGGAAAACCGCGCCGCCAAGCGCATCAATGGCGGCATTGCGCTGGAAATCGTGCAGAAGGTCGTGCCGTCCGTGCGCTGGGTCGATCCGTGGAACGTGTTCCCGGACGATGCCTGCGGCGAGGACATCCACAACGGCGACTTCGTGTGGGAGCGCGATTTCCTGTCCAAGAAGTCGCTTGCGAAACTCGCGGAACAGGAGGCTATCGGCTACCTGCCAGAGCAGATCAAGGCGGTACTGGAGGAAGGGCCGGGCAAATGCTACAGCGACGGCACCAATCCGGCCGAGCGCCGCGACAAGGACAAGAAGCGTTTCGAGGTCTGGTACTACTACGGCATCGTGGACCGCGCCGACATGGAGGCGGTCAACGCCGATGCCTTGAAAGGGCTGGACGAAGACACCGAGAGCGTGCATGCGATCGTCACGATGGTCAACGACCGCGTGATCCGCGCCGTGCTGCACCCGCTGGAGTCGGGCAAGTTCCCGTACCGTGTCATGGGCTGGTCGCGCCGCGCCGGTCACTGGGCCGGTATCGGCGTGGGCGAACAGATGAGCGTGGCGCAGCGCAGCGTGAACGCCGCCACCCGCGCCATGTTCAACAACGCCGGTATCGCCTCGGGCGTGCAGGTGGTGATCGACCAGAGCCTGATTACGCCAGCCGACAACAAGTGGGTCATCACACCGAACAAGATCTGGTACACGCTGTCAGGCCAGACCGCCGACGTGACCAAGGCATTCCAGGTGCTCACGATCCCGTCGCTGCAGGCAGACCTGTCGGCCATCATCCAGTACGGCATGCGCCTCGCGGAAGAATCCACAGGCATCCCGCTCGTGACCCAAGGCCAAGCCGGGCCGACCACGCCGCAGACCTTCGGCCAGGCCGAACTGCAGGACAACAACGCCCATACGTGGCTGCGCTCGATCGGCTACCGCTTTGACGACGACATCACCGAGCCGCTGGTGCAGGACTTCTACGAATGGCTGCTGCTCGACCCGGAAGTGCCGGACGACGAGAAGGGCGACTTCCGCATCAATGCTCAGGGCTCGGTGGCGATGGTGGAGCGCGCGATTCAGGAGCAGTTCTGGTTCGGCGTGCTCTCTGCCGTGGGCAACCCGGCATTCATGCTCGACCCGTCGAAGGTGATGGCGCAGCTCCTGAAGGCCAAGCGCATCAACCCGAAGGACGCGCAGTACAGCGAAGCCGAGCAGGCGAAGATGCGCGGCCAGCCGCCAGCACCCCCGGTGCAGGTCATGGTCAAGCAGGTCGAGGGCCAGAACAAGCTGCAGCAGATCGCCGCACAAGCCCAAGCCGACGCACAAGTGGCCGCAGTCGAAGCCGAACACGAACAGCAGCTGATGATGCAGGGCGGTATCGCGCCGCACCAGGCTTCCGCAATCGCGCAAATCGAGCGCGAAAAGATCCGTGCCAATGCCTCGGCCGTCATCCAGCAGTCGCGTGCCGATGCCGAACTGGCGCGTGCCGACAAGGAACAGGAAATCGCCCAGCAGAACGCAGCCTACGACCTGGAGAAGTTGCGCCTCCTTAACCAACAGGCCTTGATCCAGATGGCGGAGAAACGCAACATCACGCTCGAACAGGCCAAGGCCGAACTGGCGAAGGTGTCGATGCAGGAGGAAACCAAGCGCCAACTTGGTGCCGCGGAACTCCAGCTTGCGGCCTCGCAGGGCAACGCCGACCGCGCCGTGGACCTGCACAAGCACCACAACCCGGCGCCGTCGCTGGTGCGCGATGAGGTGAGCACGGAGAGCACGCCATGACCGAACTGGCAACGCCCCTGATCCTGACAGAAACGGAGCGCCGCAGCGAACTGTGGCAGCGCCTGTATGCGCACTTCAGCCGCCAGCTTGACACCCTGCGCATGCAGAACGACCAGGACAAGGACGAGGTGGCGACGGCGCACCTGCGCGGCAAGATCGCGCAACTGAAAGTGGTGCTGGCCCTGAACGAGCCGCCCCGCATTGACGAATTTTAGGAAGTAGTGGCCGCCCCGGTGCAAACCGGCACGGCAAGAGGTGACAGCCCACGCGGCAAGTAAAGCGCGCCGGCTGTTCAAACAGGCGGGCCATGTGCCCAACGCACGAAGGAGACAGCTTCAATGGATCACAACGAAGAACTGGCAGCAGCGAACGCCGAGCTTCTTGCAGGTTACGACAACCAGCCCACGGAGACGCCGGCTGCAGAAGTGACAAAGCAGGAACCGGAGGTCACGGCCGCACCGAAGGAAGAGCCGGCGCAAGCCGAGCCGCAACCGGAGGACAAGCCCGACCCGCTGAAAGACGTTCTGGCGCGGCTGGAAAAGTACGAGAAAAGCCACGACACCCTGTCGGGCAAACTCGGACGCCTGATGCAAAGCCACGAGCAAATCCAGCAAAGCCTGGCCACGGCGCAAGCTGCCGCCAAGCAGGTTGGTGACGCTCCGAGCAAGCAGGAAATCACCAGCGCCGCCAAAGACCCGGAAAAGTGGGCAGCCCTCAAAAAGGACTATCCCGACTGGGCCACGGCCACGGAGGAGCTACTTGATGCCCGCATCCCGAAGTTCGATGCCGAGGCGTTCGAGCAGAAGATTGCCAAGGAAATCGAGGGCAAGACCGCGGAAATGCAGGGCCGCATCATCGAATCGTCGCTCAATGCAGTGCTGCCGAAGTGGCGCGACAAGGTGAACACCGACGACTTCAAGGGCTGGATCGCAACCCAGCCGGAAGAGGTCAAGGCGCTCGCCAATTCCGATGATGTGGGTGATGCCGCGCAGATGCTCACGCTGTACCGCGAGCACCTGGCCAAACCTGCGCCGACCCAAGCCCCGACCCCGGCCCCCACCAGTGACCCGAAGAAGCCCGACACCACCGCGCGTGCCGCACGCCTGGCCGCCGCCGTCACCCCCCGCGGCACCGGAGGCCATGCCCCCGGCAAGTCGGAGGTGGACGAATTTCTTGCCGGATACAACAACGGCTAAACCAACATAGAAAGGAAACACCAACATGGGTATCCAGACTTTCAACCTCACTCCCGGCCGGATCAACCGTTTCAAGGGCGAGATCCTGGCACACGCCAAACCGTATGAAGTGCTGGCCAAGCAGGGTCGCCAGGTGCAGATGCCGGCCAACGCCAGCGACACCTACGTGGCCCGCCGCTTCCTGCCGTACGGCGCCACCGCCTCGAACCAGAACGTGTTCTTCCAGAACGGCACGGGCGACCGCGGCAACGCACTGGTGCAGGCCCACATGACCACCGAAGGCGTCACCCCGTCGCCGGACTCGATTCAGCCGGTGGACATCACCGAAGTGGTGCAGCAGTACTCCTGCCTGTACGGCTTCACCGACAAGACCTTCGAGCTGTACGAAGACGACATCCCCGCGCAGATGAAGATCCAGATCGGTGAGCGCGTTGGCCTGGTCAACGAAATGATCGTGTACGGCAAGCTGAAGTCCTGCACCAACCAGTTCTACGGTGGCGCCGGCACCAGCCGTTCGACCGTGGCTGGCCCGATGACCCAGAGCCTGCAGTCGAACGTGGTGCGCGTGCTGATGGCCAACCACGCCATGCCGGTGACGCGCCTGCTCAAGTCGTCCCCGAACTACGACACCCACGGCGTGGAAGCAGGCTACTTCGCCTACACCCACACCGACCTGGAGCGCATGGTGCGCGACCTGCCGAACTTCATCGACGTGTCGCGTTACGGTGATCCGTCGCAGGCCGTGCCGGGTGAAATCGGCAAGGTCGAGCGCCTCCGCTACGTGCTGTCGCCGGACCTGCCGTCGTTCCAGGACGCGGGCGCCGCTGTTGGCTCGTGGACCGGCACGGGCGGTACTACCGGCTATTCGACCACCGGCACCAGCCTGGACGTGTACCCGGTCATCATCATGGGCGCCGATGCGTTCAGCCAGATCGCGGTGCGCGGCCTGAATGCGCTGGACCCGACCTACCTCCCGCCCGGCCAGAAGGACAAGAACGACCCGCACGGCCAGCGCGGCTACGCCGGCACCAAGTGGTGGAAGGCTTGCATGATCGAAAACCACATGTGGATGGCGGTCGTCAACGTCGCCCGTCCGGCCTGATGAAGCGGGCGGGGTGAGTCCTTCATCCCGCCCATTCATCGCAACCCGATAACCTGAAAGGAACCACCATGCATCTGCACGCACTCGCACCGACCACCATGTGCCACAGCTACGCGGGCCTGACCGCTGGCACTACCACCACCTACACCACCGCGAATGCAATCGACTACTCGATCGCCGGCCTGATCTACAACAAGGCCGCGCAGACCAACGCTGCCACCCCGACCACCGATGCCACCACTGGCGCCGCGTTCGTTGGCGTGACCGCGAACCAGGGCTGCGTGTTCGTGTTCGCCTACGACGCCTCCGGCAACCTGAAAGTGACCCAAGGCGCCGTGACCGCGCTGGACACCTCGGGCAACTTCATCGCCGCGCCGCAGTTCCCGAGCCCGGCCGATGGCACCTGCCCGTTCGGCTACCTCGTGTTCAAGGGCGGTTCGACCCTGTCGGGCACCTGGACCTTCGGCAGCTCGAACCTGTCGAGCGTGACCGGCGCCACCTACAGCTTCAAGAACCTCTCGACCCTGCCGGGCCGTCCGGTCGTCTCGTAACACCCCTGTAGCACCGGGAGCCGGTTGCGGCTGGCTCCCGTTTCCCCAGAACCCAAGCAATCGGAGAACCCAGAACATGGCACGCAACCGCGAACAACATACCGCCGACATGCCGATCAACCAGCCGTCGTCCATCGACCTGTCGTTTGACAAGCCGGTGGAGCATGGCGAGAACATCCCAAACATCGCGCACGACAACAATCTGTTCGACGCGCACGCAGCGGAACTGGCCTTCATGGAAGAACCCGTCACGATCCAGATCAACGAGAACAGCTCGGCTGACTTCCCGGAAACCCATGTCCCGTCCTACGTGCAGGGCAAGGGCGCCGAAGTGCTGCAGAACGGGCGCTGGATGGAAATCGGCTGGTTGCCCATCGGCCCGGTGCTGACCACCAAGCGCAAGTACGTCGAGGTGCTGGCCCGCTCCAAGTCGATCCTGGTCAACACCCGCCACGACGACGCCAACGTGGAGCGCCCGCGCAACTGGGTCGATCGCCGCGTGAAGGCGTGCTACCCGATGTCGATCATCAACGACGACAACCCGCGCGGCCACGAGTGGATCGCGCGCGTGATGATGAGCAACTGAACGACCCCGGAGAACAGGAGCGCCGATGCAACAGTACACCAGCAATATCACCGATGCGGCGGGCAACGCCGTGCCCTTCTCGGTCGTGACGATCTACGACCATGCGGGCGCATTGGCGCACCTGTTTTCCGATAGCGCAGGCACGCAGGCAATCGCTAACCCGATCACCTGCGATGCGCTGGGCCGGTTCTACTTCTTCGCCGCAAACGGGCGCTATACCGGCAAGGTGACGGGCAACAGCATCGCGCAGGTACTGATTCCGGAGTTCCAGCTGTACGACTCGGCAGACGACAGCACGCGCCCGACGCTTTCCACACTTGCCGCGTCGGGCGGGGCTGCACTGGTAGGCAATGCACCAGCAGGAAACATCGCCGCGACGACGGTGCAAGGCGCGCTGAACGAACTTGACACCGAAAAGGCATCGCTAGCGACCCTCGCTGCCGCAGGTGGGGCGGCTTTGGTCGGGAACACGCCAGCCGGAAATGTGGCCGCAACTACGGTACAGGGCGCGATCAACGAACTCGATGTCGAGAAAGCGTCGCTCGCACAACTGGCGGCAAGCGGCGGCTCGGCCGTCGTGGGCAACGGCGGCGAAACCGTAGCCGACAGCTTCAACGCCCTGCAACTGGCCGACTACACCGCCCTACGCGCCTACACCGGGCCGCGCAAGAGCGTGTATGTGACGGGCTATCTTGGCACGGCTGCGCCTTCGGGTATCGCCGGCATGTTCGTGCGAGACGACAGCGATACGACGACTGCCGACAACGGCGGCACCGTGATTGTCGCCTCCAATAACGTGCGCTGGAAGCGCCAGATGACTGGCTTCGTGCTGCCCGACTGGTTCGGGGCAGTCGGCAATGGCACCACTGATGACACCGCGGCGACGCAGGCGGCTCTTAGCTTCGCGCTTGCGAATGCGATGCAGGTACATGGGGCGGTGGGGCGCAACTATAAGATCACGGCCAAGCTGCGCATCACGGCTGGCCACTTCGTGTTCGACGGGCACAACTGCCTGTTCACCAACGCCATCAGCAACGCGACGGCGGCTGATCCTCTCTTTGAGCTGGCCGATACCAGCATCGGGTACGTCTGGATCGGCAACTTCCGCGTCAACGGGACTGGCAACAACGGGCACATCGTTTCCATTCTCGGCGCACTGTCCACCGGGCCGCAGGTCATCACACTGGAGCGCATTCAAATCCAGTCGAACAGCGGCAACGGCAAGGATCATAACGGCAACCCGATCCCCGCTCAGCTTCTGTACGCGTACGGTGGCATGACCCTACGGGTGAAGGGATGCGATTCCTACGTCTCGGGCGGCATCTGGTACGAACAATCGCTCAAGGTGGAAGTGAGCGGCACCACCATCGACAGCCCGCCAGCAGGACGCCTGCTATACCTGAAGTCGTGCAACCACGTCGATGTGGACGGTGCGTGCGTCTTCAATGGCGGCACCACGGACCAGATTGAAGCCGATTCGTGCAACGGTGTGACGATCCAGACCAACCGCCTCAAGGGCGGATCGGGGCGTCAGTTCTACGCGCACGGACCCAGCACCGGCATCACGTTCGAGAAGAATCAGCAAAACATTTACGCGCTGACCAGCAACGCTGTCGAAATCACCACGGCGGTAGCATCGCCGCGCGCAGTCGGCAATACGCTGGCCTTCATCAATCCAGGCAGCGGCGCGGCCACCTTCACCAAGGCCGGTATTGCGATTGTCGATGAACCGGGTGGCGGGTTCATTTCAAGTGGCGCAGTCATCGATGGCACCACTTTCATCGTCAACTCGCAACTGACCATCGCCAGCCTGATTAGCGTAGGCAGTTCGCTCAATTCGGTGCGCGGAGCCCACATCGGCAGCAATTCGCTGGCGGCTCCGGGCGGAGGCTCACTATCGACAATCACTAAGGGCATCGACCTGAATGGAACCGTGACCGGGGCGACGGTCGAGAACAACCAGTATGGCGCGACGACTGGCAACACCATGGTGACCGGCATTTCTGTCGGCTCCGGCTGCACCGGCACGCGCCTGCTGGAGAACAACAACGCGGGCAACTGCACGACCCCGATCAGCGATGCCGGCGTGCGCACCACGCGCATCGAAAACGGGTCGCTGGTGCCAGTGTCGTACACGCCTGTGGTCAGCGGCCTGACGACGGCGGGCACCGCCACCTACTCGACCCAAACCGGCAGCTACACGCGCAACGGCAACCTCGTCAACATCGACATCACCGTGGCATGGAGTGGACACACAGGGACGGGGGCAATGGTCATTTCGCTGCCGTTCACCTGCGCCGCGAAGTCTCAGGTACTGAACATCCTGAGCGACAGCCTGACCTACAGCGGGACGGTGAAAGCCGCCGTTTCGTCCGGCGACAACCTGATCCGGCTGTGGGCAGACACGTCCAACGCTGCCGCATCGGCCGTTCAGGTGGATGCCGCTGCAACCCTGTACATCAGCGGCGTGCTGGAAACCGCCTAAGCCCATGCCAACCCCAGCTCAGCATAAGGACCGCGCATGACCATCATTGCCACCATCCTCCCGAACACGCACAGCCTGACCTACCTGCAAGGCGTGCAGCGCCTGAAGCGCGAATGTGGCGTGTCCGGTGCCGATCCGGTCACGCTGCAAGGCACGCTGCCGGCCGAAATCGTGCGGCTGTCGAACTGGTTCAACGAAGCCTGGCTCGAAGTGCAGCGGAAGCGCACCGACTGGTTTTTCCTGCGCCAGTCGTTCAGCTTCACGGCGACGCAGGCTAACGGCAGGAGCTACACTCCGGCGCAAGCGGGCATCGTGAACCTGCAAAGCTACAAGCGCAACTCGCTGCGCTGCTACCCAGCCTCGGTGGGGATTGCGGCTGAACAGTTCCTGCAGTGGGAGGACTACGACAACTTCCGCAACTACTGGCTGTTCGGTGCAAACTCGCTCGTGTCGCGGCGGCCCTACGTGTTCACGGTGGATCCGCAGAAGAACCTGATCCTCGGGCCCGCGCCGGACGCCGATTACGTGATCGAGGGCGAAGCCTACCAAGCGCCGCAAGGACTGGCCAACGACACCGACCTGCCTTCGATGCCGGGCCAGTTCCACATGGCGATCGTCTACAAGGCCATGCAGTACTATGGCGCCTACGAGAATGCGCCGGACGTGTACGACCGTGGCATGGATGGCTACGACCGCCTGATGCGCGAACTGATGCAGGACCAGGCGCCGCAGGTGGGCTTCGGCGGGAGCCTGTGCTGATGCGCTTCGCACGCAACGACCAGAAGCACTACGCTCTGGCGGGTGGCCTGGACCTCATGACGCCGCCGATTGCCGTCGCACCGGGCCGGGTGTCGGATGCCCAGAACTACGAGCCCCAGATCGAGGGCGGCTACCGGCGCATCGACGGCTACGAGCGGTTCGACGGGCGCACCTCGCCTACCTCGGCCTCATACTGGATCGCCAATTACACGGCAGGCGCGGTTGCGGCCACCGTGGGCGGCACGATTACCGGGGCGACTTCAGGCGCGACGGCGCGCGTACTTGGCATCTTCTCCGGCTACCTCGTGGTGGGTCGTGTGACCGGCACGTTCCAGTCGGGCGAAACGATCACCAGTTCCGGCACCGTGGGCACGCTCATCGCGCCCGTCAGCCAGAACGCGGCGCTGTTCCCGTCCGACCATGCAGACTACCTGCTGCTGGCGGCGAACGACCTGCGTACCGACATTGGCGTGGTCCCCGGCTCCGGCCCGATCCGAGGCGTGGCCGTGTACCGCGATGTGGTCTATGCCTTCCGCGACAATGCCGGGGGAACGGCTGGGCTCATGTACAAGGCCACGGCCTCCGGCTGGCAGCAGGTGGCGTTCGGCTACGAGATCCAGTTCGGCACCGGCACAGCACAGATCAACGAGGGCGACGTGATCGCCAACGCAGCATCCGGCGCCACGTCCACCTGCACGGTCGTCAAAGTCCTGCTGCGCAAAGGCGCATGGGGGACGGATGCCACCGGCTCGCTTGTCGTCAGTACCCCGACTGGCGCAGGCTTTGCCAATGGCTCGGGCATCTACGTGGGCGGCACGCAGAAGGCCACCGCAACGACCGCAAGCGCAGCGATCACCCGCGCTCCGGGCGGCAAGGTCGAGACGGTCAATGCCAACTTCACCGGCAGCACGGATACGGAAAAGCTGTACGGTGCCGATGGCGTCAACACCGCGTTCGAGTTCGACGGCACCAACTACATACCGATCCATACCGGGATGGCGACCGATACCCCGCTGCATGTGTTCGAGCACAAGAACTACCTGTTCCTGTCCTTCCTCGGCTCGGTGCAGCAGAGCGGCATCGGCAACCCGTATGCATGGACCGTGGTGCTGGGTGGCGGCGAGATTGCCACCGGCTCGCCCGTGACCGGCTTCATGGAGGCGGCAGGTTCCGCGACGGGCGGATCGTCCATGGCGATCTTCACGCGCAACCGCACCTTCATCCTGTACGGCTCGAGCAACCAGAGCTTCACCCTCGTGCCGTCCAAGAAAGACCTTGGCTTTGCCGCCTACACGGTGCAAGCAGTGGGGAATGACATCTACGGGCTGACGGCGCGCGGCCTGCATGCGCTGACCACGACACTCGACTACGGCGACTACGACTATGCCTCGGTATCGCACCAGATCCAGCCACTGATGACGGCCAAGCAGGGCAAGGAAACCACCTCGACCACGCTCAAGGGCAAGAACCAGTATCGCGTGTTTTTCAGCGACGGCACCGGCCTCGTGGTGGGTCTGACGGGTGGCAAGGTGTCCGGCCTCATGCCGCTCAATTACGGGCGTGTCGTGCGCTGCATGAAGACGGCCGAACTCTCGGCCGGGCAGGAAGTGACCTACTTCGGCTCGGACGACGGCTACGTCTACCAGGACAACGTGGGCACCAGCTTTGACGGCCAGCCGGTCGAGGCATGGATGCGCCTGCACTTCAACAACCTGGGCGACCCGATGATGCGAAAGCGCATGCGCCGCGCCGTGCTGGAGGTGCTGGTTGGTTCCTATTCGCAGGTGAATATCAGTTACGACTTCGGCTACGGCAGCCCCGACGTGCTTCCTGCCGCACCCACGGCTGACAAGCAACTGAACGGCGGCGGGGGGTACTGGGACAGCTTCACATGGGACACGTTCTCGTGGGATACCCAAATCCTGAGCAACCCCGTGGTGTCGATCGAGGGCACCGAGAAGAACATCAGCTTCACCTTTTACAGCAACCGGGCGCAGGACGGCTCGCATACGGTGCAGGGGCTGACGTTTGTCTCGTCGCCGCGCCGCCTTGAACGCTAACCCCGAAAGGACGCCATGAGCAATATCTACTACACCTACAGCAGCGGCCAGCCGGTTGCCATTTCGCGCGGTGCTTCGTCGCTGATCCGCGCTGAATTCGCGCTGATTTCGCAAGGCTTTGATAGCGTATCAAATGCTATCAACGGCAAGGGTGCCATCACTGGGCAGAACTGGAGCGGCATCCACGATTACACGGCCGGCACGATCAAGGTGCCGACCCTGCCGGTGGGCTCGTCGGGCACGTTCGCTGCCAGCGTCGATTACGTCAACCAGCAAGCCTACAGCGCAGCCCTGCCGGGGCAGACCGGCAACGCCGACAAGCTGGTGACGACCGATGGTGCCACAACTCCCTCGGCGTCCTTCACCGACAAGCTGAACGTCTCGGTGCTCAAGTTCGTGGACGGCACCGACAAGACCAAGCAGGTACAAGTGATCGCCTCGGGCCTGACCACCAACACGACGCGCAAGGTCTACATGCCCGACCGCGATGTGACGCTGGGCGGCTTTTCCAACCTCGTCGTTATCCTGTCAACGCAGACCTGGACCCCTCCGGCTGGCGTAACGAAGGCGAAATTCACCGTGATCGACGGTGGTCAAGGTGGCGGCACCAGCACCACTACCGACTACGCATACGCTGGAAAAGGCGGCGATGCGAGCGTGTCCATCCGCGCCGTGAGTCCGACGACAACCTACACCATCACGGTTGGCGCTGGCGGTGTAGGCAATCCTGCCTCGAACGTTGGAGCCGGCAGCGTCGGCGGGGCGAGTTCGGTTAGCGGCGCCGGCTTTACAACCCTGACCTCGGCCAACGGCGATATCACTGTGACAGGTGGTCCGGCACTCACTATCGGCAACGCCCAAAGCGGCGGTAGCACGCTGCTCGCTAACAATCTCGCCTTCAACGCCGCAAGCGCAACTGGTATCGGGCAGGGCGGTCCCGGCGTGACCGCTAACGGCGTGTCGAAGGCTGGCGGGGCTGGTGGCGTCATCATCGAATATTAAGGAGCCAACATGCAAGCAGCCATCATCCAGAACGGCATCGTCACCAACCTGATCGTGGTCGATTCGCTCGACATTCTGCCCGGCCTGATCGACGGTACGGGCGCTACGATTGGCGACGGGTGGGACGGCACGACCTTCTTCAAGATCCCTGCACCGACGCCGGCACCCGTGGAAGCCGATTATGTCAACGCCGTACAGACCCTGCTCGATACCACGGCGCAGACCCGCCACTACGACAACATCCTGTCGGCCTGCACCTACGTTGGCTCGACGGTCCAGAAGTTCAGCGACGAGGGCACGGCCTGCCGCAACTGGCGTGACGCGGTATGGGCCAAGTGCTACGACATTCTCGCGCAAGTGGAAGCCGGAACGCTGGCCCAGCCCACGGTGGCCGAACTGCTGGCCATGCTGCCGACGATTGCCTGGCCCGCATAAGCCATGAGAACCGTCCTCCTGCTCGCGGTCTGGATGCTGTCGCATGCGGTGCATCTGCTGGCTTCGACCTGGCTGCTACTGGCCTCACTCACCGGGCGGCAGCGGGCGTGGGATATCGCGCTGGGCTATGACCACCTCGGCAATGCGGTCACTGGCGGCAGCGCGAGCGAGACGATTTCAAGCCGCGCCTACCGCGCCATGCAGGAAAAAAGGACGTGGGGCTGCGTGCTGTGCCGACTGCTCGACCTGCTGGAAAAGAACCACTGCCAGAAGGCGGCGCGAAAAACTGAATAAACGGTTTAAATAATTTTGTAACCGAAGGTTTAATTCACTCAGGAAATACACCACAATCCGACCTTATAAGCCATGCCCTGACCAGAAAGGAAAGCCAATGCCACCACAGACCGATTCCCACGCAGAGGCGCTAACGCAAGCGCGCATCGACATTGCCAGCCTGGAGGTGGAAGTCGGCCACATGAAGCTGTCGATCGACCAGTTGCAGGAGTCGAATCGGGAGCTGGTGGCGATGGTGGCGGACATCCAGAAGACATTGGCGGAGGCGCGCGGCGGCTGGCGCACGCTGATGATGGTGGGCGGGGCGTCGGGATCGATCGGGGCCGGGGCGTTGTGGTTGTTCCAGCATTTCAAAGGGTGAGCATGAAGACTTCCGCACAGGGCCGCAAGCTGATCGAGGATGCCGAGGACTGCAAGCTGCAAGCCTATCTTTGCCCGGCAGGAGTGCCGACTATCGGCATCGGCCATACCAAGGGCGTGCGGCTCGGGATGTCCTGCACGCGCGAGCAGGCCGACCAATGGCTGGCAGAAGACCTGCAATCGGCGGAGTCGGACATCGCTCGGCTGGTCAAGGTGCCGCTGACGCAGGGCCAGTTCGACGCACTGGCCTCGTTCATCTTCAACATGGGCGGCGACAAGTTCGCACACTCGACCCTGCTCAAGATGCTCAACGATGGGCGCGTGTTTGCTGCCGCCTCCCAGTTCAAGCTGTGGACCCATTCAAACGGCGTGGAGCTTCCGGGGCTGGTCAAGCGCCGCAACGCCGAATCCGAACTGTTTCTTAAGGACGCAAAGGAGCCCGCATGAAAGAACGAATCCGCAGCGCTGCCGAATATCTCGCAGCCCGCCTCGGTGAGCAATCGACATGGCAGGGCATTGGCTTTTGCCTGACGCTGGCCGGGGCCAAGTGGGCAGCAAACCTCGACTGGGGGCAGGCAGCGGGCCTCGGCGGCATCGTCTCGGCGCTGCTCAAGATGGTTTTCCCGGACCCCGCCAAATGATCGCCGAACTGCTGGCCCGCATCGCCCTGCCGCGCTGGGCCGCGGAACTGCTGGCCATCGTCGCTGTGGTGGCGCTCGGCTACGGCACCCTGCTGTGGTACGGCCATGACAAGCTAGAACAAGGGGTGGCACAGGAATCCGCGCGGCGCGATGCGATCGACCGGCAACGCGACGAAGCGGCCAAGGTCGAACTGGCGCGGCTGAACGCACAAGTGTACGCCGCGCGCGAACAACTGGCAGCAGCGCAGGGCCAGGTCGAGCAACTGACGAAGGAGGTCCAAGATGCAAAAGCAGTTTCATCTGAGCGCGAGTCTCGTTTGCGCGCTGGTGTGGAGCGTGAGCGGGTGCTCATCCGCGCCATCGGCACCGGCACAAATCCTGCACCCGGAGCGGATAGCAGCGCCGGAACTGGCGCCGTGGATTCGGGAAGCGGCAGCACAAGCGTCACTCTCGATCCAGCAGTGGCAGGAGATCTTGAGCGGGTCCGGGTTTCCCGCAACACCGCCATCGCCGCCGCCAAAGCCTGCGTCATCGAATACGACGCCCTGAAACACGCGGTCGATTCCACCGGGAGATAGGCCATGCCGCGCAAGAAAGCACCGGACATCAACGCCTGCGGCACCTGCCGTTGCTTCGTGGCCGAGCCCAAGGATGCCGAGGGCGAATGCCGGCGCTATCCCCCGGTTCCCCTCGTGGTCGATACCAGCGTGATTTTCGTGTTCCCGAGCGTGACCAGAACCAGCATCTGCGGCGAGTTCGCGCAGCGTTTGCAGTCGTAGCACCACCCCGAGAAAGGGCCGCAATGACCTGTACCATCGATCCGAAGCTGCGCGAGTACGCGCGAACGGAAGCACAGCGGAAGTACATCGACGCCATCATCGAGCACGGCAGCGCGCGCAAGGCTGCCGCTGCACTTGGCTGCGCCAAGAACGCCGTCAACGAGGCAGTCGATCGCGTGCGCAAGGAGGCGGCGCGGCAGGGCTACGCCCCCGGCCACTTCGATAACGGCGTGGCGCCAGGCTTCAACATGGGCAAGGTAACAGTACAGCGTGGCCCGTCCGGTGAGGTTGAGCGGACGTGGGAGCGCCAGAGCCCGGACCAGGCGCGCGCACAGGAACTGCTGCGCGAGTTCGCGGCCGACCTTGCGCTGGACATCAAGGGCCTCGCCCCGCTGACCAAGCCGCCCGCCGTCGCGGATGCGGACCTGATGTGCGTGTACCCGATGGGCGACCCGCATTTTGGAATGCATGCGTGGTGGCAGGATGCTGGGGATGACTTCGACCTCAAGAAAGCCGAAGCGCTGACATGCGGCGCCGTAGACAGGCTGGTGGCGAGCGCGCCGGCCGCGCACACGGCCCTGCTGCTGAACCTGGGCGATATGTTCCATGCGGACAACCAGAAGAACCAGAGCCAGTCCGGCCACCAGCTCGACGTGGACGGGCGCTGGGCCAAGGTGCAGAAGGTGGGCCTGATGGCCATGATCCACTGCGCTCGCCGCCTGTTGGAGAAGCACCAGAAGGTCATCCTGCGCATCAACCGCGGCAACCATGATGGGCACTCCGCCTACGCGCTGGCGCTCATGCTGTCGTGCTACTTCCATAATGAGCCGCGCATCGAGGTTGACCTGTCGCCCGCGACGATGTGGTACTACCGCTTCGGCAAGGTGCTGATCGGCTCGACCCACGGCGACACGATCAAGGGGCCGGACATGGTGCCGGTGATGGCTGCCGACCGCCCGGAAGACTGGGGTGCCACCGTCCATCGGTATGTGTATGTAGGCCACGTCCACCACCAGGACATCAAGGAATACCGCGGCGGCGTGGTCGAGTACTTCCGCACGCTTGCTGCGCGCGATGCATGGCATGCCGGACAGGGCTACCGCGCCGGCCGCGACATGCGTTTGATCGTTCTGCACAAAGATCATGGCGAAGTCGAGCGCCATCGCTGCGACGTAGCCATGCTGCAGGCCGCATGAATACCCCGCAGCCCTGCAAGTGCGGTCAGGAACCCGCGATCCTGACCTGCCACGACGGCCCGGAACCGGCGCTGCAACTGGCCTGCAAGTGCGGGCGCCACGGGGCGCTGATCCGCTACCGTACCGAGGCTGAAAAAGCCCTGGCGCAACAGGCCGCAATCGACGGCTGGAACATCGGTTTTAGTGATTTTTGGTAAGTTTTGGGCGATAATTCATAGTATCTGCCCGGCATCGTCAAAGGAGCCTGCATGGCACAATCCATCATCAGTTCGGCAATGAACGATCCGGCCGCCAACATCAACGCCACTGCCACGCAGGGCTTGTCGGGCAGCACGGTTGCACAGCCGACCGGCATCATCAATACGGCAGTCGCAGCCGGCTCTACCCCGGCGCCGACGCCTGCGCCGACTGCCGCGCCCATTGCCCCCACGGCAGCGCCTGCGTCGGTATCCGCGCCGGGCGCCGCGACTACGCCGGACTTCCGCAGCCAGGTTGGCGATCTGTACCAGTCGCTGCTGGGGCGGCAGGCCGATCAGGCCGGGCTGGGCTTCTACACGCAGAACATGGGCACCGGCACGACGCTGGACCAGGTGCGCGACTCGATCATGAACTCGGACGAGTACAAGGCGCTGCATGCACCCAAGCCGCCTGTCGCACCTACCGCCTCGGTGGCAGGCTACACCGCTGCGCAACTGGGCAACCCGACCGCATGGAACGTGACGGGCGAGCAGACCGTGGCGGGGCAACTGGGCAAGATCCTCGACCCGAACAGCCCCATCATCCAGCAAGCCAGAACGCAAGGGCTGGAACTGGCCAACGAGCGCGGCCTGCTCAACTCGAGCATTGGCGAGACGGCGGCAATGGATTCGGCCTACCGGGCGGCGGTGCCGATTGCGACCTCGGACGCATCGACCTACGCCAAGGCGGCGGGCTACAACGCCGACGAGCAGAACCAGTTCGCGGTGCATAACGTGGACGCCAAGAACGACGCCTCGCGCGCCAACCTGTCGGCACAGACGCAGGTGGCGATAGCCAACCTGCAGGCGCAGACGCAGACGAACCTGGCGTACCTGGACAACCAGACCAAGACCAACCTGGCGAACCTGTCCAACGACAACCAGATCAAGCTGGCCAACATCGAGGCGCAATACCACACGGTCATGCAGGCCAACGCCTCGGCCCAGAACCTGTATAGCCAGATCACGCAGAACATCGCCACCATTTCGGCCAGCAAGGATCTGGACGGCGCGGCCAAGCAGGCGGCGGTGGACAACCAGCTGCAACTGCTGAAAAACGGCATGCAGATCAACGGGGCGATTTCGAACCTGAACCTGGGCGACCTGCTCAACTTCGCGCCGTCCAGCGCCGGCACGCAGGGCATCGCGGCAGGCCAGCCTGCGCCGGGCATCATCGGCGGGGCCACCCTGTGATTGACTTCGCCCGCGAAACCCTGTTCGACGTGGTGGCCGACATCGAACCGCTGCTGCGCCAGCACTACGAGGAACTGACCTTGCACAAGGACCGCATCACGCTGGACCCGATGTGGGGCGAGTACAAGGCACTGGAAGACCTCGGGCGCTTCGCCCTGTTCACGGCGCGCGAGGACGGGGAACTGGTGGGCTATGCCGCGTTCTTCCTCGTGTGCCACTTGCACTACGCAGGAACGAAGATGGCGATCAACGACGTGCTGTTCCTGCGCGCCGACAAGCGCCGCGGCACCACCGGAATCAAGCTGCTCAAGTTCTGCGAGCAGGCATTGCGCGAGCTGGGCACGGATAAGCTCACGTACCACGTAAAACATTCGCTCGACTGGTCTGCAATCCTGCACCGGATGGGCTACGCCGACGAGGAAAAAATCGTCGGCAAGATGCTATAAGGAGGCAACATGGCCATAACCGCAATCGCGGCAGTAGCAGGAGCAGGAGCCGTCGCAACCGGCGTAGTGGCGGTGGAAACGCTGGCCATCGCGGCAGCCGTCACCTCCGTGGTGGGTGTCGTCACCAAGTCCAAGGAACTGACCCGGATCGGCGCCGGCATGGCGCTCGGTGCCGCGGGAGCCGGGGTGCTGGGGCTCGGTGAGGCGGCCAGTACGGCGGCAGGCACGGCCGCGGCCGACGCCGGGACCGCCAGCGCGGGCAGCTCGGTCGTGGGCGGCGAAGCGGCCGGCAGTAGCGCAGCGGCCAATGTCGCAGGCGATGCCGCCGCCTCGAGCGCGGCCAATGCAGGCACCATCACCGGCAGCGTGGGCGATGCCAGCCTGGCCGGTGGCGCCTCCAGCCTGCCGCCTGTGGATGCCTCGCTCGCTGGCGCACCCTCGACCGGCATCATCGGCAGCGCGGCCAATCCTGCCGCAGCCACGGTGGATGCAACGACTGCGGCTGGTGGCGTGGGCGCTCCTGCGGGTGCTGCAGCCCCGACTGGCCCATTCGCCCCGAATGCTCCTTCTGCACCGTGGAGCCCGGCCGGCTCCGGCGTGGATGGCGCCATCAGCAATGCCGTCAACTCGACCAACCCGGCCGACTTTACCGGTTCGTCCGACTTCTTCTCGGGCAGCACACTGGACAAGGTGGGCAACTGGGTCAACAACAACAAGACGCTGGCGTCCGCCATGCTCAACCTTGGCGGCGGGCTGGCGCAAGGCGTGGCTTCCGGCTATGCGGCAGACCGCAATTACCAGACCCAGCAGGATTACCTGAACTTGGCCAAGCAGCAGGCAGCCAATGCCAATGCCCAGCCGAAGTTGAACTTCACGGTGAACCCGAACGTGAACGTGTTCAACAACCCCCAGAAAACCTACGGCGGCATCATTGCCGGCGCACGCGGAGGCTGACATGCGCAAGGTATTGATGGCAACGATCTATGCCGCCTTTTTCGCCATGATGGCCGGTATCGTGTATTTCGAGCTGCATGTGCAGGACGAGTGCCACACGCGCGGCGGTGAGTTGGTGCGCACGTTGGGCGGCTTCCAGTGCGCCACGCTGGTCAACAAATAAGGAGAACCCGGCATGCTCGGCAAAACCACCAATCCCCAACTGCAAGCGGTCGAACAAGCGGTACAGGCCAAAGTCCCGCCCGAACTGGATTCGGCCTTCCAGCGCATCGTCGCGGCCGGCGAGAAAGTGATGTACGCACCGGAGACGCGCCACCTGCTGCAAAGCCAGTTGTCGCAGAAAGGCGCGCCGGCCGACCTCGCCGGGCAGGGCGTGGCAAAGCTCATGGGCCTCTTGTTCAAGGAATCGAAGGGCACGATGCCGATGAAGGCGGCGATCCCTGCGGCCCAAGTCCTGCTGTGCGAGGCGCTGGACTTCATGGAAAAAGCCGGGCTCGTGCAGGTGGGCGACGACCTGATTGCCGAAGCCACCAAGGACATGATGGCCTACCTCTTGCAAATCTTCGGGTTCAAGAAGGCGCAGATCGACCAGTACATGCATGCGGGGATGGCGGCGCACGGTGCTCCTGACGGCACCATGCCCGCGTCTGCCGACGCGGGGGGCGGCGCGCAAGCGCCTGCGGCTGGCGGCATCATCAACTCGGCACAGGGGGCAGCATGAGTCTCGGTGGAATTATCGCAGGTGCCGTTGGCGGGCTGGGCGTTGGCGCGCAGCAGGTGGGGCAGAACCTGAACGCCTCGGCCATGCAGGACCAGCAGTTCTCCAATGCGGCGGCGCTGGACCGGCTGCGCAGCGACCTCGATCTGCAAAAGGCCGAGGCGCTCGAGCAGTTCAAGAACCAGACCGCCTTGGACATGGGCAACCAGACCCGGCAGGCAATGGTGGACCGCATCAACGCGGCCAAGGGTGGCATCATCAACCAGGCGCTGGCGGCGAAGTACGGCCAGAGCGATGCGGCGGTGGCGGACGCGGACGCAGGCAACACCGATGCCCCGCTGACCGACGACCAGAAAGCCGCCATCGCACAGGCCAAGGGGCTTGATGCCGACCGGCTGGCGAACGACCCGGACGTGGCGACGAAGGCTGCGATCGCGACCGGCGACATCGACCCGGCCAAGGCTGCAACCCTGCTGAACCAGAAGGAAATCACGCAGCTTCGCCAGGAAGGCTACATGCGCTCGGTGGAAGCCAAGCTCGAGGCGGCCAAGGACCGCAGCGACGTGATGCTGGCCATTGCCCAGATCCGCGCCGAGTCCGCAGGCGGAGATGGCAAGATGCCGTCCGACGCCAAGATGATCGAGTACCTGGTCAAGAACGGCATGGACAAGAAGACCGCGACCGACCGCGTGATGGGGACGGGGGCGGGAGCCACGAAAGACCCGGTGGCGATGGCAACGCAACTGGCTTCCTCGCTCATCAACAGCAATGCGGTCAAGGTCACGAAGGACGACCCGCCCGGCACCACGCAGGCGTCGAAGGCGATGGAGATTGCCACCGGCCAGATCCAGGCAGCCGAGAAACGCTTCGGGCGCGGCGCCGATACGCCGGTCTCAACCCCGGCATCGACTGTACCGGGCGCACCGCGCAACGACCCGCTGGGCCTGTTCAAAAAATAAGGAAGCCGGATGGACATTGCCGAGTTCAAGCAGAACAATCCCGACTACAAGGACGTGCCGGACCTGGAACTGGCCGATGCCCTGCACGCCAAGTTCTATGCGGACGTGCCGCGCGACCAGTTCCTCCAGCAAGTCGGGCTTGCCGGGACGGGCGGCAATTTCGCGACCACCATGCCGCGCGCCGACTATGCCAAGCAGTTCCTGGCCAATAACCCGGATGCGGACCAGTCTGCGCTGGACGTGGCCCTGTCCCAGTACGACAAGGCGCAGGCAGCCCGGACCGAGGCGCGCGGCAATGCGGTGCAGGACAAGTTCAAGCAACTGGCTTCGCCCGAGGCGATGTTCGATGTGCGCCTGAACGAGAGGCTGCAAGGCCCGGCAAACGGCGTGGTGCCGCAACTGCCTGCGCGCCAGCAACCTGACCGGATCGCCACCCCGAAACCGGCCCCGACACTGGCGCAGGAAATCGGAGGCAACGTGACGGGTGGGCTGATGGGTGGGCTTGCCGGGGCGGGCGCGGCACTGAGTTCCCTCGTCGGTGCTGATGATACGGCAGCCGGGCTGGACGCGGCGCGGCGTGCAATCGAGGAACGCGAGCACGACGAACTCGGCGGCGACACCATCGTGGGCCGCGCATCCTCGCTCGTGGGTGGCATTGCCCCCGCTTTGGCAGTGCCCAGCGAACTGGTGCCGCAACTGGCGGCGAACACGGGCCTGTTTGCGATTCCAGCGTTCCGCGACACCTACAAGGCCAAGATCGCGCAAGGCCAAAGCGAGAACCTGGCGCTGGCCCATGCGGCGGAAGCGGCGGGCATCAACCTGCTGGCCCCATCGATTGCCGCGCGTGGCATTGGCGGCGTGATCGGCAAGGCGGCAGGCGAAGGCGGATTGCTTGGTGCGGCTGGACAGCTTGGCGCCGCGGCGGGCGAAGGCGTGGGCTTTTCGGCCCTGAACACGGTATCCGACAAGGCCACCGACCTGATCGCGGGCCAGCAGAACAACAACGCATGGATTGACCCGAAGGACATGGCGGCGCAGGCGCTGGGCTTTGGCGTGCTGCGCGTTCCCCATGCGGTGGGCGAAGCGATGACCCCGCGCGCCACCGTGGCCGATATTGCGAAGGCGCAGGACGTGGATCAGGCCATTGCCGCGGCCACCGCTGCCGTGCCGTCGATCAATACCGATGCCATCGCCAAGGGCAATGATGCCGATGTGGCCGCCATCCTCAAAGCGATCCGCCCGCCCGAGGCCAAGCCTGCCGAGGTGGCCGATACCGCACCTGTCGCCCAACCCGAGCCGGAGAGCACCAATGACGCCCGACTGCCTGCCCCTGCACTACCAGTCGATGATGGAGTGGGACGAAGCAATGGCAATGCTGGTGAACTCGTGCCCGCAGTGGAGCGAGCAACTGGGGTGCCTGGAGCAGTTGATGGCGGCGAACGCGCTGATACCGGACTCGCTGCGCCCGATGCTGGAAGTCATGTTCCTGTTGCAGACGGCGCCGCCAACGGCGAGCAGGCACTGACGGGGCAACCCTCCAGCCTTGATACCATGCCCGCGCACGCGCGGGAGGGCGAGACTCAGCCGTTGCCGACTGCGGACAGGCCGGCGTTCCGCGACACGACCGTGGAAGACTCCAACGGCAAGAAGATGCCGGGCATTACCGCTGAGTTCGACAGCGGCGAAGGTGGGCGTGGCATGCTGGAACTGGGCATCAAGGACGGGCGACTGTTCCCGACCTATGCCGACAACGGGCTGAAGTTCGGCCAGAGCAGCAGCGGCAAGATGCGCGCGATGTACGAGGGCGCAATTAGCGAAGCAGCCCGGCGCGGCCTGCGCTTCACGTCGGACGATTCCGTGACGACCGATGCCGCACGCATTTACGACTCGCTGGCCAAGCGCGACTACACCGTTGAGAAGAACCCGAGCGCACGGCTGGCCGAACCGCCCGAAGTCGTCACGCCGCGCTGGATGACGGATGATGGCAGCCCGGTCTACACCGTTCAGGCGAAATCCCTGCCCGAACAGGTTGCCACCGCCACTGCTATCATCAACGGCATGAAACCGAATCCCGTTCATGGCAAGCTGGCAGTCGTTGATCCGTCCACGCTGGGCCGCGATGGCAAAACCATTGCGCCGGAAGATGCCGCACTCGTGCAAGGGCTGGGCCGCGCGCTGGGCAAGGAAGTCGTGTTCTTCCGGCAGGACGGCAACAAGAAGCGCCTGGACGGCTTTGCCTCGCCCAAGCATCCTGACTTGCTGTTCGTGAACGTGGGCCACGGTGACGCGGCATGGCATGTTGTGGCAGGCCATGAATTCTTCCACCAGATGCCCGACGAGCTGCGTGGCGCGTTCATTGATGCCGTGAAACCGTTGGTGCCGTCCGAGCAGTTCAAGGCATTGCAGCAGTACATCAACCAGCCGCACCTTGACGAAGCGGGGCACTGGGAAGAAATCGCGGCAGACCTGTTCGGCAACCGTTTTGCCGAGCCCGATTTCCTGCGCGACCTGCTGGGCAACATCAAGGACAAGGGCACGGCAGGCAAGGTGATGGCCTACCTGCGCGACTTCATCGACCGCATCGCTTCGCTTGTTTCTGGCAAGCGCTTTGCAACCGATGAGTTCGTGGCCGACCTCGACAAGATCAGGGCGGCGGCAGCGGAAGCCATCGGGCATTACATGGAAGGACGGGGCAAGATCAAGGCCCCGTTTGATGTAAAGGAAGAATCGCATGCGCCGGAGTTGCAATCAGGCGAACGCGAAGACTGGCAGGACGAGCACCGCCCACCGATGGCCGACAGCGGCGCACCGCTTCACGACCTGACCGGCGACGGACAGATTTATCCTGATGACGTGTACAGCAGCAACGGGTCGCGCTACTACGGCACAGGTTATGATGCGCTCGACAAGCAGGCATTCCGCATCGCCAACATGGCCAAGGGCAATCCTGACTATGATGTGATGATTTTCCGTGCGGTGCCGAAGGATATCAACGCCGACATTCGACCGGGCGACTGGGTAACGATCAGCCGTGGCTATGCGCAGGAGCACGGTGAGTCGCGCTTCGATGGCGACTACAAGATCATCTCGAAGATGGTCAAGGCCAAGGATATCTACACCAACGGCGATTCGATTCTGGAATGGGGTTACGACCCGCAGAATGCCAAGCTCTCCGACGAACGCGATAACTCACACTTCGTCCGCGTCACCCTCCCCACTGGTCATAGCATGGTGGAAAAGGTAGCAGCACCGGATGCGGAAACGGCCCTGCGCCGCGCCAGGTCCGAGCACGCCTATGCGGAAGACACGCACATCGTGCCGCGTGAAGAAGTCGAGCGCAATTACCCTTACCTGATCGAGGAGCGCAGGGCAGAACTGCGACTGTCGGATGAGCGTAAAACGGTCGAGGTGGATGGCATCGAGCGCCCAGTCGTCAACAGCAGCGGTAGGCCGCTTGCTGCAACCGAAGAAGGAGTGCGCAACTTCTGGCGCTGGTTTGGCGATAGCAAGGTGGTGGACGAGCAGGGCAAACCGCTAGTCGTTTATCACAACACCCACACGCAAGGGATTCAGGAGTTCCTGCCGTTTGGCCGTTCGCTACTCAACGGCGATATGTCACTGGATGAAATAAAAGCGCAGGTTGAAAAGTGGCGTGCGGCGCAACAGCAAAATGAACCTGTTGGGTATATGTCCTTCCGGAATGGCACGTTCTTTACTCCGCATGCGGAAATGTACGAGGGTTACGGGCCGCACAAGTACGCCGTATATATCAAGGCGGAACACCCAGTCATTTTCGATGGAGTTTCGAAAAAGGCACGAGGCGACAACCCATCAATTCGCCGCGACGCGCTTTTCATCGAAAACAATGGCGAACTCAATGAAATAGCGGTATTCGATCCTGCCCAAATAAAATCAGCGGCTGATAACAATGGCGACTTCTCGCCCTACACCAATGACATCCGCTTCTCCCAGCAGCGCGCCGACGAGCTGAAAGACCGCCTCTCGCGCATGGTGCAGATCCCGAAAGGCGCGCTGGCCTCGGCAGCGTTCCACACGAAGATGCTGGTGATGCCGATGAGCGCCGGCAGCGAGCACGGCCAGGCATTCGCCAAGGACTTCGCCAACAGCATGCGCAAGGCGCAGTTGCAGTGGGCCGCATTCGACAAGGTGCTGGCCAAGCACTACACCGACGAGCAGCTTGAGAAAATGTGGCGCGCGGCCGACGAGGAAAACGACCTGCGCCGCGAAGGCAAGACTTCGGATACGCTGGGCCTCGCCTCGCTGACGCCGAACCAGCGCGCCACCGTCGAACTGCTGCACGCTTACGGCGAGGAACTGTGGGCCAAGGCCAAGGATGCGGGGCTGGTGTCTGGCGATGGCGTGGCGTTCTGGACGCCTCGCGTGGCTGCGCGCATCTATGCCGATGGCGTGGCCGACCGGCTCGATTCCGGCCCTGCCGAATTCTCCAAGGAAGCGCGTAACCTGCGCACTTCGGCCAGTTCGACCAAGGAACGCAAGTACGACACCACGGCCGAATCGGAAGCAGCACTCAAGGCCAAGCACGGCGAGGACGCCGGATACGTCAAGAACATCCGCGTCATGCCGATGGCGATGGCGCAACTGGAAAAGGCGATTGCCGGGCGTACGCTCATCAACCAGATCAAGGCCCACGGGCAGGTGTCGGGGCAGGATCTGGTGCGCGATTCGGACACGGGCGACAGGAACTACGCCACCTTCGACCATCCGGCCATGAAGCGCTGGATGCCCAAGATGGACTGGCAACCGGCCGATGAAGTCAAACTCGCGGTGCGCGGCTACACCGTGAAGCCCGATGGCGTCTATGCCAAGGATGGCGAGAAGCTGGCCAGCTACCGCGTCAGGGACAGCGTGGCCGAGCAACTACGCCCGGTAGTTGATGCCGAGGGCAAGCCCGTGCTGGAAGCGCGCCCGCTGTTCGTCCACAAGGATTTCATCGGGCCGCTCAAATCGGTGTTCACGACCGAGCCGAATGCGGTCTACCGCGGCTACATGGAAATGAAGGGGCTCTCGATGAGCCTCATCATGGTCTCCCCGCTGACCCACAACATGGTCATCTGGGGCAAGGCGCTGCCGTCGATGGTCACGGCAATGGGCTGGAAGGGCAACCTCAAGAACATCGCCACGGGCGGGCTGTACAGCTACTTCCTCGGGCACAAGGTGCGCCAGGACCACGCGCTGATGGGCGAACTGGTGGACAAGGGGCTGGTGCCGATGGGCGGGCGCGGCATGAACCCGGACCTGCCGGCGATCGCCAACGGCATCCAGCCGGGGCGCAGCATCATGGCCAAGGCGCTCGGCGCCGTGTTCGACCTTGCACACGTCAAGGCCGGGGATGCCGCGCGCCGCACGATTGATGCCGTGGGCCACTTCTGGCACGAAACCCTGCTGTGGGACCGTATCGCGGACATGCAGGCCGGGATGGCGGTGCAGATGCGCAACCACTTCATCGACAAGGGACTGGACCAGGATACGGCAACGCGGATCGCCACGTTTTTTGCAAACCGCTATGCCGGCGCCGTCCCGCACGAGGCGATCAGCGAAGCGGCCCATGCGCTGATGAACGTCACCCTGTTCTCCAAGTCGTTCACGATGACCAACCTCGGGGCGATGAAAGACCCGTTCATGGGCTTGCCCAAGGACGTGCAGGCACAGATCAGGCTGCGCACCATCGAGGCGCAGCGGGCACTTGGCAAGACCGGCATCGAGGCGACGGATGCCGCAGGCAAGGTACTGGATCAGGCGCAGTCGGTCACGCTCAAAAAGGCCGGGGCGATCCTGCTCGTGGACTTTGCCGCGATGGCCGCCCTGACTTCGCTCACACAGGCGTGGTTTGCCGGGCAGAGCGGCCAGCAGTGGTGGGAAGACCTCAAGGAGCGCACTGCGCGGCTGGGCGTGAAGCTGGACGCTGACAACCCGATGGCATTCCTCGGGCCGCAGTGGGGCAAGCTGGGCCTGCCAGCCGCCTTCCTGCGCCACCCGTTCGCCAACCTGCAGGCGCTCTCGCAAACCGACGACAACCCGCACGGCAAGGAAGACCGGGTACGCATCGGGGAGGACGAGCAGGGCAATACCTACTACCTGCGCCTGCCGACCGGCAAGGTGGTCGAGGAAATGAAGCAGTACCTCGGCATTGGAACGGGCCTTCACCTGCTGCACAACAAGATGAGCCCCATGGCACGGGCCGTTGCCGAAGTGATGGAGAACCAGGACTTCCAGGGGCGCCGCGTGTTCCTCGAAACCGATGGCGCCATGCAGCAGGTCGGGGCCATTGCCGGGCATATCCTCAAGTCACAGGTGCCGTTCGATGACATGGTGGCACTCAAGCATGTGATGGCGGGCGACAAGGACCAGGGCGGCAAGGTGCATCTGCTGGGCCGCGACCTCAACATGGACGAAGCGAAACTGCTGGGTACGGCAACTGGGCTGTCGGTGTCGAAGCTGTCGGGCGGTGACGCAGTGGCGGAAATGCGCTATGCCAGCCGCGAGCATGAAGCTGCGATCCGTGATGTCCTGCCGGACGTGCGCGAACTGGTACGGCGCGAGCAGTTCGACGAGGCCGAACAGAAGCTCGTCGATGCCGGCCAGAGCGTGCAGGAAGCCCGCCGCACCCTGCGCGCCATCGAGCAGCCCGACCGCATCAGCCGCGCGGCCGTGCAGAAGTTCGCGCGCCACGCCGATGACCAGGAGCAGGCGCGGCTGGACCGCATCAAGAACCGTTGATCCGGTTCCGCACTGCCTGCACCAGCAATTCCAGCGGCGTGAGCACCACGCCAAGGAGCACGGTGCGGGCGGTTGCAGCCATCAGGCAGCCGATCAGGTTCAGCAGCGACAGGTGGGTGGTGGCGACAAGGTAGACGAAAAAGCCAAGGAACGCACTGCAGTAGAAGGCGGTACGCATAGGGCTCTCCGTCAATGCTTGTCGTTGCGGCGCCGCTCGCGCTCTGCTTCGAGCTGGGCAATCATCTTGTCGGCCCACTCTTCCGCAGCACCGAGCACCTGTTGCTGGATTGACGGGCCACCGGGCAGGTTTGCCTTGAGCCATGTCAGCTTGGCGTGCAGGGGCGCTGGCATGCGGGCTAGGAACTGCTGCATGCGCGTCGGGTCAGCGTTGCGCCACGGCTGGGCCACCGGATCGGCTGGCTGGGAATCTGCCTGCTTGGCCCATTCGTCCACGTCCGGGGTGGCGACGCCTGGCTTGCGAAAACCGCGGTTCTGGTTCATTCCGTCCCCCACACTTCCACGTTCAACGCTTCCACCTCGGCCGTGGCCTTGGGGTCCGGGCTGTCCAGTTCAAACACGGCCACCCCGTCCCGCCCACACAGGCGGTATGCCTTGCGTGCATACAGGCGCGTATCGAGAACGCCATAGTGCTGCATGTCGGCCAGCGCATCGAGCATTTCTCGGGTGTCGCCCATCGCCGGATTCGTCGGCGCCTTGTTCACCAGTGCGACGGCGCGCAGCGCCGGATTGTGGATCTTGGCCTCCGATACGAGCCGGTCCATTTTGTACATCGTATTTACATCGAATTGCGAAGGTTCGCACGGCATGATCTGGATGTGGGCAATGCTCATGGCGTAGCGCAGTTCCAGCGAATCGCGGCCGCCGCAGTCGATCACGATGTCGTCGTAACGCCGCGCCAGGTCCGCCACGTCATGCCGCAGGCGTTGACCGCGGATCGCCACTGCTGGGATCACCGGCTGGTGCCCGAGGTGGCGCCGCGTTTCTGCCCATTCCTCGGCACTGTCTTGCTTGTCTGCATTAACCAAAAGTACATCACGGCCAGTTCGCGCCCGGCCCACCGCAAGGTTGACGGCGACCGTGGACTTGCCCACGCCTCCTTTCTCGCACCCGCACAAAACGATCATTTCCTACCCCGTAATTAGTAATTGTTAAAATAGTTTTGAAAACCGGCGCAATGATAGCAAGTGGTATGTAACAAGATCAAAGGAAATCTTGGTTTTTTTGATAGCTGGTGGGATGGTATCAAACGCTATGCTCTAATTCCTGTAACACTTTGTCATAGTGTGGCGACCAGTATTTGCGCAAGATCAAGCCCATTGCAACCCATTCCCGTTGCTGTTGTAGAAATTGAACACGTGCAATGCATGGTGGGTCAGGTGAGCGGCCAGAACCAGATTTCCGACGACGACCAGTAGCAGGCGCTGGCGCACTGCAGGTCGTTCATGGTGGCAGGTTCGATCAAGTCGATGTGGCCCTGCGTGTCCCATGCGCCGTTGAGGCGGTAGAACGACACGATGCCGTGGCGCGGCCGGATCTGGCTCCAGGCGCGGTAGCCGTTCTGGTAGACCTCGGGCTGGCCCAGCCTGGCGCGCAGGAAATTCGACAGGATCTTCTGGCGCGACTCGATGCGCCGGCCCTTGTAGGGACCGGACAGCGCGGTGAGGAAACCGGGCGTGATCGCCACCCCGGCGCCCAGCAGGGCCAGGCTGACACGGATTGCACAGGTGTTTTGCCAGCTTGGGTTCCTGCCCTTGTCCGGGTGGCCGATGCTGGCGTACAGGGCGGCGCCGTCGAACTGCTCGTGGGTAGGGTAGTGCCTGCGCAGGGCGGCATAGGTGATCTTTGCCATGTGCGCCTCACTTGCAGGGGGAGGTAGCGACCAGGTAGGCCACGAGCAACCGGGCGGCATTGCCGCGGCGCAGGTCCGCATGCAAGCTGCGGATGTAGGCAGCAGCGTCGTAGGCCAGTTCATGTGTCTTGCGCGGCTGTGGCGGGCACCATTCTTTCCCGACGATCGCATCCTTGACCCCATCGAGGTAGGCATAGGCCCGGTCGCGTTCGCGCATGGTGAAGGGATCGGCGGGCTGCTTGGCGAGTGCCGCGGCGAACTGCTCGCCGGTCAGGTCGAACTGGTAAGCAGGGGCTGCATGGGAAAGCGCCGGCAGCGCGGCGGCAAGGTAGAGCGAGGCGTGGCGGAACATGGCGGCATCCTGGTAGTGGGGATGCCTTCATGGTGGCAAAGCGGGCTTGGCAGGTAATGCGATAGCTCAAGCAATGGCCAGATACGAAGCCATATCGTATCAGGTACTGTTACAACAGGCTGAACTGTGCATGCAGCAGCCAGTGCAAGGCCACGAGGCAGGCGGCGACAAGGCAGCCGCCAAGCGCCACTGGCTTGAACTTCGGATAGGCCGCGCCCACGTCCACACACATGCATGCGGCCATCGCCATGAAGCCGAGCGCCACCGAGCCCTGCACCATCGGCGCTATACGGTCAACCTGGGGGTGCAACAGTTCCCAGCGCCAGTCCGCGCCCATTGCGATCGCCCACAGCAGCATGGGGCTGTAGCACATCGAGGCCACGGCGCAGGCAGTAGAGAGCGTGGCAACGAGGGATTTAATGATCGGTTCCATGCTTGTTCTCCTTGGCTGTGATGGCGGCGCGGATCAAGCGCGCCAACCGACGATGACGTTTCCCCAGCCGCTCGTGTTCGTGCAGTCGGCAGGTATAGGGCGGGCTGAGTAGGTGGCTGACGCCGTTGATGTAGTCGATATCGGCCTGCTCGCATTCGCAGCGCGGTTTGTCTTTGCGCCGCATGATGGCCCAAGCTTCGGCATTGCACGCAGCTTTCAGGCTAAACCAGCGACGACTGCCGCCGCGATAGACAGTCGCTGTTTCGGTAGTGATGCTCATTTTCCATCCTCCCCGCCTTGCCCGCCTGCCCCGTCTTCGGGTATATGCCCAAGGATGCTGCGCTCAGGATCGATCAGCTTGTGATACTCGACGACGCCGCGCACAGGCCCGACCCAGCTTCCATCGTCGCGGTTCATCCAGCCTACGCCGTGGTTCTTGCCGATCGTCCAATAGGTCAAGCCCGTGGTATAGGGGCTATCGACGCGGACAGCGTACAGTGCGCCGGGGTCGATTTCTTCCGGCTCGCCTTGCCCGCCTGCTTTGATGGCGGCGCCGTACTTTTCTAGCTGGAAGGAGCGGAACTCTTGCAGGTGTTCGTCGCAGAACGGCTCATCCGCGACGCAATGAGTCGTGGCCTCCCCGCAAATGCAGCACGGCTGGGGCTCGGGCGACTGCTCCCCCGCTTGCACTGGAATGGGTGCGGGCTGCAGGCGGGTGATGCGCTTAGCGGCGAGTTGGTAGCCCTCCCACGCGCTGTCAGTTTCGCGGTAGCGATAATCGCCATCAGCGTCGAGCCTGAACCAGTCTGACTCGGCGGGCATCTGTGCCGCTGCATAGTCTTCTTCGAACTGCTTGCGCAGTTGTTCGATGTCGAGCACGCTCATGCCTGCTCCTTCCCGCCTGCTGGCTCGGGGTGCGATGGGGCGGCGAGATAGAGCGGCCATTTTTGCGCTACGCCGCGCGGCACATGGGCGAGCAACGAAGTGCCGCGCTCGCCTTGGTGGTTCTCAAACAGCCAAGCGACCTGTTCGCCCACTGGTGCGCTGCGAGCGGCGGCGATGGCGGCGTGGCCAGCGGCTGCGACATGTTCTGGTGCGGTATCGCAGGTATAGCCGCCATCTGCTTTGAACAGGTGCGGCCTCATCGCTTCGACAAGCTCCCCGTCCACTACAGGCGCTGCTGGCTTGGCGAGTGCGGCTTCCGCCGTCAACGCGCGCCGCCGCCAGGTTGCCACGTCCTCGCGGGCCTGCACGAAGTAGGCTTTGAGTTCCTTCCCCGGCAGGTTGAGGATCGCTTCGGTCGCATCGCGGTCCATGTCCTCGTGCATCCACAGCTCATCCAGCGGTGCGGCATCACGGCCAGCAAGGGCGGCGCGAGCACGGCCTACGTTGGTCTCTGACAGGTAGCCGTCCTTGATGATCGAGCGCAGGATGCTGGTCACGCCAAACTGCGGTACAGCAGCCTCACGGCTGGGTGCTGGGGCGCGGCCTGCGTTGTTCGAGTAAACCACGGGCTGACTGTAGTCGGTCAGGTCCACGCCGCTCGCGCTTGCCGTGGTCGCCCCGTAGCTCGGCATCTGGTCCGCGTTCGTCATGCGCACGCCGATGATCTTGCCGCTGTGGTCGGTGACGTTCTCGTATTGCGGGGCGCTTGCCGTGGTGGCCGCAGGGCCATACTCGCTCAGGAATTCAGCGCACAGGCGAAGCTGGCGCGCGCCTTCGGCATTGCCGAGTTTGTCGCATCCGTCTGCGTACATGCGGAACTGCTGGATGCACTGTTCGACCGTCAGCCGAGGCCCGGCCTGCTCCGTGGTGGCCGCTTGCGGTGCCTCGACGGCGCATTGCTCAAGGTAGCTCTCAAGGATGCCAAGCGCCTCGCCGGGGAAAGTCGCGCGGCATTTCGGGTTGGTAGTGTTGGTCATGGTTGTCCTTAGAGGCGAAATGCCGGCGCGCTCGGGTCCAGCTTCGCCAGTTCATCCATCGTGTTGTTGAAGGCGTCCTTGTGCTTCGCGGCGTCGGGCCGGATGTGCTCAGCCAAAGTCGCACCACAGTCGAGGTGCGAGGTCGCAGCGCGGTACGCTTCGTAGTGGTGGCGCGCGGCCTTCTTGAGCTGGTTAATTTGCCGCATCGCCGCCTCCTTTCTGGCTGTCGTCTGCCTCCTGGGAGGGGGATTTGCCAGTCGCGTGCTGCCAAATTTCGTCGGCGCGGCGCTTTGCTTCGTTAGCCGCGAACTTGCAACTTCCGCGTCGGCCACCGCAATACCCGCCGCAGCTGCCGCATTTGCGCTTTTTCGATGGCTTCATCACGCACCTCCCACAGCGGGCTGGCTGTCGTCTGCCGGGGTGCGGGTGGCGCGCAGGGCGCGCACGGTGCCGTCTACGCATTGCTTCAGCTGGTTGAGGAAAACCAGCGTACTTTCCTTGCTGTAGTTCCCATGCTGTTCAACGCTCTTGATGAGGTCGTCGAGAATTTGTGCGCCTTCCTCGGCTTCCTCCAGCGCCGCATCCCTCACATCGGCTTGTGCGGCCTGTGCGCTGACGCGCTTGGGAGCGGCGACAAGCTCCACGACATGCGCGGGGTTGTGGTCTTCGATATCCGCTTTGTCGAGCGTGACGCTTGACGGCTTGAAGTTGATGCAGTCGAGCACCATCCACGCCACCGCCTCGTTATGTGCGCTGGCATCGGTGCTGGTCGGGGCGGCGATGTCGGCGTCAGCCCACCAGCGGAACGCCGACAGCAGGTCGTGCACGGAAAGCGTGAACCGTACGTTCATCGGGTCCGCGGCTTCGGCCATGCTGTCGAAGTGGTTGCCAATAAATGCGATCGCGTCCTCGGCGGTCAGCGGTAAGTTCGCCACCGCCCCAGCCTGAGCCTGGCGCGCGAGGTGGGCGTCGAAGCACTCATTCAGTTCAATGATGTACTCGATCAGCTCGTCAATAGTCGGGTCTTTACCCTTGAGCGCGTCAATCCACTTCGGCAGCTTGTCGCCCGGCTGCTCGGCTGCGGGTACTGGTGGGACAGGGGCAGCCGATCGAGCGCGCCACGCCTGCAAGTATCTCGATGCGCTATCGACGGCCTCCCAATCCGCGCCAGCCGGGGCAGAACGGAGCACGCGAATGATGGCGTCAATCTCGGCATTCGACAGGCTCAGGCCCGGCACCTGCCCCGCTGCTGGCTGTGCTGCCTTGGTGGAAGGCGCGGCGGGGATCGTGCCATCTGCTACGAGTTCAGCCACAACGTCGGCGTGATACGTGAGCATGTCGCGCTGGTCGATATCGGTGTACTGCGCTTCCACTGTATCGTGGTGGCCAGCCTTGTAGCCGCTGTTGTAGGCGCGCGTCAGCCCGCTCAGATCAGCCGGTGCGCGGGTGGCGAGGACTTCGCGTACCTTTTCGATTGCGGCAGTGATAGTGTCGGCGTGGTGCTTGCTGACTTCGAGGCCGGAGTAGTCGTTCATGTGCATGTGCTGGTCGAGTGTGCCCAAAAGTGCGCTGATGCTATCCGTCAGCCCCACATCACTCGTCGTCTTTTCGTTCTTGTCCATGTTCTCTCCCTAGTCGATTACTTCTGCGCCATCGCACGCACATTGGCGGCGGTCACGCGGTTGATGTCTTCCTGCTTCATCACTTGAAGGCAGCGGGCAAGGCGGGCGCGTTCCTCTTTCATTGCCAGTTCGCACTCGTGGTCGAAGGCGCGCATCTGCCGGATTGACTCAATCTCATTGTCGAAGTGGGCGATCTGCGCTTGCATGCGCATCCGCTTCCAGTTGCGCGCTACTTCGGCCAGCTTTTCGGTCAGTGTGCTCATGCCTTACCTCCAAAACAGTTCATCACGAGAAGGCCCAGCACCCCAACTGCAGCGAGGTACAGTGCTTCGTTCTGCTCGGCGTACCAGTCGGCCAGGCGGAGCAGGGCAGAGGTGGCGGCGCGGATCATGCTGTCACCTTGTTTGCCCGGCCCTTCCACCACTCGGAGCGGCGCACCGTCGATACTGCAATCTTAAACCGCCGCGACAGCTCGCCGGCCGAAGTTTTGGGGTGGCGCTTCAAGTATTTCTGCGCATCCACGCTTGCCGCGGAAGGCCCGCGCGTCCGTTTGGTTTGTGCTTGCATCTGGTTTCGCTCCATATGATCTGATATCACGAGATACCATACAGGATTCTCGTCGCATTTGCTACTGGTAATTTTCGGCTTGTTGCGTAACCGCTACGCCGTTGGTCGCGCAGAACGCATAGGCGTATTCGATCAGGGATGCCATACGCGCCTTGCTCATGCTGGCGGTCGATTCGCGGATCAGGACGGGCTCGCCTTCCAGACCAATGATGAGTTCGGCATCGTCGCGCGTGGCGGTCGTGTGACCGCATACCAACAAGGTCTTCCATTGGCGCGCGTTGCGCGGCCGACCTGCCCACTTGACGCCGGACCGGGCCAGGTCGTCGCACAGCGCATGGAACAGCGCACTCTGTTCTTCGGTCCTGCCTTCCGGCCCGATGCTGACGAACCAGCCATCCGGGGCTTCGCGCACCGCCTGCAAGGCCCGCTCGCGCACCGCTTCGCTGGACAGGCACAAGGTACGCTTGGCCATCAGCCAGCCACCCCGTAAGCAGCAGTCAGGGCTTGCTCGAACAGTTCGCGGATGCCTACCTCGTCGCGGGTGTTGGTGAGGTTGCGCACGGCAGCGAGCAGTGCGGCAACGGCGGCGCGGTCGTCCACTGGCTGGCGTGCGGGCTCGGTGTTGTGCTGCTCGGTCATGATGCCTCCTGGTCCTTTGGTTTCGGCCCTTCCAGTTCCTCGTCCAGCAGTTCCCGGATGGCGTCGTAGCTACGCGATCGCACGAGCTGGCGCACGGCCTGGCGGAACGCATGCTCTGCTGCAGCATCCTTCGCCATGTCCAGCGTCAGCGGGCGGTTTGGCGGCACCTGCCGCGCGTCCCAGTCGATCAGCGGCATCTGCTCCAGCAGGTCGATCGTGCGGTTGTCGTGAAGGCGCGCTTCGGCGCCGGTTTCAAGGTCGGTGCGCTTGGTCATGCCGCCTCCAGAACTTGCCCGGTGCTGGCGCGCAGGATCGCCACGTTGGCCTGTACGAGTTTGTCGAACTTCGCCAGCTTCGCCACCATGTCGTCAATAAAGGCATCGTCCCGGTGGATGCGCTTGACGAACAAATCCTTGCCCACGGCTTCCAGATCAGGGCAGTACATGATGAAGTCGCACCAGCGCCGCCCAGTGATCCACATGCCGCCCTGCATCTGGTGCATGTACTCGGACACGTCGCCCGTCTGCCACATGGCGAGGATCTTGGTGCCGTCGATCGGCGCCTTGATTTCGATGAGGCCGTCGTCGCCCACGAGCCCATCCGAGCTGTAGCCGAAGGTGTCGTCATCGGTCAGGCAGATGCCGGCCTGTGTCACATGGGCGTCCAGCGCGCGGGCCTCGTAGCGCAGCCGGGCCGCATCTTCCATGATGTGACCACGTTCCAGTACCCAGGCTTTCGGTGGTTCGCCGTAGGGCTTGCCGCTGATGCGCTCGATTGCCAGGTCGGCAGCGTAGCGGCGCGCTGTGTCGGACGGCTGCTCCGTATCTTCACCCAGCAGCGCGCGGCGCACACTGTCGGCAGTCGGCGCTGCCTTGTACCCGGCAACAGCCAGCGCAGCCTTTGGGTCCATGCCGCCGCGCACGGCTTCCACGTATTTCTTCTGCTGCTCGGTCAGCCCGCCCACGGTGGAAATGGCGCATGCGAACTCGCTGGCGGTGATCTTGCCGCACCGGGCGGCGTGCCAGTCCGGCGCTCCTTGAGGGCATTCGATGAATCTCATGCGCCCTCCGCTGGCTTGAGTTCCTCCTTGCGTGCCTTGACCGCTGCCTTGAACTCATCATAGGCGGTGCGGTCGTTCTTCTCGATCAGGTCACGCGCCCCATCGGTCCAGCAGGTTTCCAGTTCGGCCAGCGTAGCCGCAGCGCCGGCCTTCATCACCCACTTGTCGGCGCTGTTCGGCTCGAAGCGTTCCGGCTCCATTTCCAGCACGCCCTTATGCCACAGTTCCAGCGCCATGCCAAAGCGCATGCCGGCGTTGCGCAGCGCATCGCCAATGCGCTCCTTCATAGCGTCCGGCCCGGTCTTGCCCTGCGCGTCACCATAGCCCAGGCGCGACACCCCGCACACGGTCAGCCTGATCCACATGCCGCCGTCGCCGTCAATCGCCGGCAAGCCCTTGGCATCGAAGGCAACCGGCTCCCAGGACCAGAACGGGTCCACGTCCAGCAGGCGGTGCGTGATCGCCGCGTGGCCGACGTAGGACAGGTGCTGGGCCTTCGGGTGGTGGTAGCCGCCGCACTTGTCGCAGTGTTCGGCGCGCACGGTGCCGCTGCGCACATCCTCGGTCTGCTTCTTGGTCGGCACCGGCTTGAGGGCGATGTGGTTGGAATCGAACGGGGCGCGCAGCTTGGCCAGCGCCTCGATCGAGAGTTGCTTTTCTTCGCTCACTGTTGTTCTCCTTGTTCCACCGGATAGCAGATCCAGTATTCGTTATGGCGTTCACCCGTCTTGGGCTCGCCGTTGCCGTCACGCGTGATGGGCCAGGTCGAGCGGATTTCCAGCAGCGGGCAGTCAGCGCCGTCGATCCCCCAGCTTGTATCCATGCGGCCCGTCGTGCCGTCCGCGCCTTGGTAGGTGCCGTCCGGGTCGCTGAACGAAGCGAACGCCTTGAGCTGGTGCCGGTGGCGCGCGAAGATGACGGCGTACACTTCGGCGCTGGTGGGGATGCGCTTGTAGTTCATGCTCCAATCCTTTCTGTTGTGATCAGTCACCCAGCGCGCCAGCTTCCGCCCGCGCCAGCAGTTCTTCTTCCACCTTTTCCAGTTCTTCCAGACTGAAAAGGTTCTTGATATCGTGGCCTGCCACAATTTCCAGCTTGAGCCCCATTTCCTCGAAGTACAGGGGCACGATGGTGCGGATGGCGCGGATGTGGATCTCGGCGGGTGCGCCGTCGTCCCATGTGTCAGGCGGCCCGAACGAGCGTGGCGCATCGCCCGGCACATAGGCGAACTCCACCGACAGCAGCTCGCCTTCCGCTGCCGTCACGGTGTCGAAAGTTTCCCCGGCCCGCACCAGCTTTAGCGTCAGTTCCGACGCCTTGATGCGTGCCCGCTGCGTGGGCAAGGACGACTTCACGATGGTGTGGCTGGCGTGCTCCATGATGGCTCCCGGTTGGTCTGATACGATATCATTTGCTACCGTTGCAAATCCTACCGTATAAAAATCGATGGCGCAAGGGCTATTTCGCAACAGTTGTGGATTGATTTACGCCAGCATTCGTGCCACTATCTGTCGGTATCATTTGAAATCATATGGAGAGCAAGGGATGCAGATCAACATGGATTACATCAGGGCGCAGTTGCAGCGCCGGGCCGGGGAAAGGCAGACCGCCAAGGTGTCGCGGATGGCCGGCGTTGGCATCAATACAATTCGCCGGATCATCGAGGGGAATGCTTGCCGATTGTCGATCGCCGGACGGCTGCAGCCCTTCCTGGAAAAGCACGAGAAGGTGCGCAAGCTGGACGAGCATGGGGTAAGCGATGGCGCGCAAGGGTGAGCAGGTAGCTGCCGCCCCGGTGCCGCGCTGGGAGAACCTGGCGGTGGGCGAGCGGGTGGGCCGCACCGTTCATCTGGAAACGACGTGGCGGGTGACATGCGCCTGCGGCTGGCAAACCGTGGGCGAGCAGCGCGCGATCAGGAACGGCGCTTGCAAGTGCCCTACCTGCAATCCGTTCCGTGTGTTCGCCGTGGACCGCGATGCGCGCGCCATCCGTGCCTTGCTGCCCGCGACCTATGCGCAGATCATGCGGCAGATGGGTTTTGACCGGCACGAGGTCGAGCGCCGGGTCAACACCATGCGCAACGTGGGCTGGTGCCACATCGGGGACTACGCAAGGCCCGAAGCGCAGGGACTGTTCTGCCCCATCTTCTACCCCGGCCCCGGCAAGGATGCAAAATGCAAGCTCAAGCCGGTGCCCAAGAACACGATCAAGCGCAACTATGAAAAGCGCGTTCGTGCTGCCGTCGAGCAGGCTGAAATGACCGGGATCGTCGTGCCGCGCTACCAGTCAGCCATCCGCAAGATCCGGTCCAGGCGCGCGCAAAGCATCGTGCAGCAGGCAGTGGCAAAGCCGCAGAACCCGTTTTCGGCGCTTGGGCTGTAACCTACTTTTACTCAGCATCACAACTACAACGAAGGGATAGAGAAATGGAACAGGTAAAGCAGATGGAAACGCGGCCGTTCAACCTGGAACATGCGAAAGCGGGTGCGCCGTATGCGTGCCAAGGCGGATTTGCCGCAACAGTCTTGAAATGGGACGCGAACAATAGCCTGTATCCGCTGCTCGGCTATGTGACGGAAAGTGGTCATGATTACCCGGAGAACTGGGCAGCATCCGGCACATGCGATCCAAATGGCGGCGATTACGAGCATCGCCGCAACCTCGTGATGACGCCCCTCGGTTACATCGAGGGCAGAGCGTTCTTCGTTGGAGACCGCATTGTGGGCAACACGGGGGAAGAATTTGATGCGCTGCCGGGCGACAAGAACGGGACGCACGAAACCTGGCGCTGGCCATTCCCTGCGAAGCAGTACCCAGTAATCGACCTCGAATGGGATGACGCAATAGCTGCCATAGATAAAATGGGCCCAAGGCAGGGTCTTACTATTACTTCGGGGCAGATACAAGCCGTTGCCAATGCTGCTCTGCGCCATGCGATTGACAACGGCATCGTCTTTGCCGAAGCGCAGTACACCGCATTGCAGCAACAACTGATTCAAAGCCAGCAAGACTTATTCGCGGCGCGCGATGAAGTGTCGCAGGCCCGGCACGAGTACGGTATCAAGCTGATGCAGGCGCAGGCCAACGGCCAAGCCGCCGAGATTTGCGCCGCCTGCTTCACCAAGAAAGACCGCGAAGCCCGTGACATGGCGATTGCAGAAGCAGTGCTGGAAGCATGCCAGAACCGCATTGGCAATTCATCCATGAGCGCCATTGGCATGGGCTGCATCGACCTCGCCGCCATTATCGACAAGGTGCCAGCATGACCGCCCCGCACTGCTGCTCGACTCATTCTTGCAACCAAGGCCGCGAATGCCCGCTTCGCCAGCCGCGCGACTTCACCCGCAACCAGCGCATCGGCTGGTGGATCGCTGCTGCCGTGTGGGCAATGATCGTGGTAGCCGTGCTGACGGGGTGCGAGCGCCAGGAAGTGGAAGAGGCCCGCGCAGCGCGCCCGCAACCGGAGAACCCCGTCAACCACGGCGGCATCATCCTGTACCGTGACGGCGAAACCGGCTGCGAATACCTGCTGTTTGGCCGTGGCGGCTATGGCAAGGCTGTGCAGCCGCGTATCGCCGCCGATGGCAAGACCCACATGGGCTGCAAGGGAGGCGCATGAGCGACGGAGGAAAAGGTGACGCACCGCGCCCCTTCTCGGTGCCCCTTGAGGTATTCGACACCAACCACGAACGCATATTCGGCAAGCGGGAGCGCCAGCAGTACGTTCCGCCGCCGCTGCCGCAGGGCGACAAGGCCAAGCAGGAGGATTCGGCCACATGATGGACGACATCGACCTCACCTCGCCCACCTACACCCCCAACCGGCTGCTGAACAAGGTAATGGAGTGCCTGGACGTGGAAAACGCAAGCCAGCTCGCGCACCTCTTGGAATGCGACCCAGCCATCATCACGCGCGTCAGCCATCGCCAGCGCCCGATTTCGCCGGGGCTGATGGTGCAGATCATGGACCGTACCGGGTGGCACATCCAGACCGTGCGGGAACTTGCCGGGATGCCGTTCGACGGGCCAACCAGGCTGATTGAGGTAATGCAGACGCCCCCAGTGGACGTGCGCCTGGGCTTCCGATACCTGCAGCGGGCGAGCAAGCGCAACTCACGCATCTGGTGCGGGATCTGCAAGGACTGGACGCGCCAGTGCGACCTGCCGCATGATGCACAACAACATTTTCAAAGGAGCCATCATGAGCGAAGCGAAGCTAGACCGTGAATTGCTGGAACTGGCGGCGAAGGCGGCTGGTTACGAGCCACAAGGCATGGAACTGGGCCTGATGTACTTGCTAGGTGTGCAGGATGGATGGAATCCGCTCACCGACGACGGCGACGCGCTACGGCTGGCGGTGAAGCTGGACATCGACATCGCTAAGACCAACGACACAGCGACGGCGGAAGAAGGGCGATACTGTACCGTAACGGCCAGCAACCAAGAAGGTTTTAGCGCCGTCGAGTATGAGCTCGATGATCCATACGCCGCCACCCGCCGCGCTATCGTTCGTGCTGCTGCCGCCATAGGCGAGGCCATGTCAGAAAACAACCACCGGCAGGAGAAGCGATGAGCGAAACCCTCACCATCGGCGCGGTCATCACGGCACTGGAGGCAGCTCCGCCAGATGCATCGGTGTACTTCGACTTTTGCCGCTGCGTGCCAACCGCAGTTGATAGCTGGCGCGGGGTCTACTCGGAGGCGGCGCTTGGCTTCGCGCTGCCCGGCTGTCACGTATCAGCCGCCGCTCTGCTAGCAGAGCTTCGCAGTGCCAGCGACGGGCGCGCGTTCACGGGCTGGAAAGGTGGCGATTTCAGGTACTCGCTGGATACCCCTCTTCATGTCGATAACCCCGGATGCTATACCAGCACCGCATTGGTCGGGGTCGAGAACAAGGAGTGGTGTATCGTTCTCCACACCAAGCGGGGCGACGAGTAATGCACCCCGCCGCCTACCTCTTTGCCATGCTGATCCTGCTGGCCGGCGCCTGCCGCATCGGGCGCCTGGCCCGCATCAGGCGCGACTGGCTGCGCTGCGCCCTGTTGGGCCCGGTGGTGCCGGTGCATGCGCTCCTGACCCTGCTCAATGCGCTGGTACACTCGCCGGCCCTGCTGCTGAACGCCGGCTTCTACAGCGAAGGTGCCTGCATCTACGAGGCCATGTTTGCTGGCGCATTGGCAGGCCGCGAATGAGAAACAGCACCTTCAAGAACCCCGGCAAGCCACTGGCGCGCAAGACGCCACTCAAGAGCCACAAGCCGATGAACCGGGGCACGGCGCGGCTGGTGGCGACAAAGCCCATGGCGCGGTCCACGAAACCGATGGCGGCGGTGGGGCAGCGTGCGCGGCGTACTGGGCAGGGCAAGGTGGCGCCAACCGCCGCGGAGCAAGCCTGGATGGACAAGGCCCGCGAATTCGGCTGCATCGTCTGCTACCTGCAGCACGGGGCGCGCACGCCAGCGGCAATCCACCACATCCTGAGCGGCGGCCGGCGCATGGGGCACATGTTCACCCTGCCCCTGTGCGATCCAGGCCACCACCAGAACAGCCCGACCCCGGCAAAGATCAGCCGCCACCCCTACAAGACCCGTTTCGAGGCCGCTTACGGGAGCGAACTGGCCCTGCTCGACACCCTCAAAAATCTGCTGGCAAATCGATATCATATCAAACTAAACCGTTGCAAATAGGAACAAATAGTTCGGTATTGGAACAAAGCACTTGATTCCGTTCAATACGCCTGCTACTGTGTAAGACATCTCCTACTGTTTTTCCCAGGTGGAAGTTTTGCGGAAAGTCAACCAAGAGATTGCCCAGCGTGAACGATTGTGGCTTGATGCGGACAGGAGCGGCTTGATCTGTATCAGCATTCTTGCGCTGGGTATAATTGATAAATGTCAAAACGTATCCAAGGGGAATGTCCATGCCGTACGTCGCACCGTCACCGCAACCGACTAAACCGCAATCGCTGATCCTGGCCGAGCAGGAGGCCCGCGAGGAACTGCGCGCCTACTTCAAGGCAGGCAAGGGGCGCCAGCTCGACATCGCCGCCAAGACCGGCCTGTACCCGTCACAACTGTCGCGCATGTCGCGCCTGGCCAACCACCCTATCTCGCTGGAGGCGGCAATCCTGATCGAAGTCGCCACCGCAGGCGCCCTGTCGGCCCGCAAGCTGTGCCCCTCGAAAGCGAACTGGATCGACCAGTTCCTGGCGCTGTACATGGGCCAGATGCGCAAGCACATGGAACTGGTTCAACTGCCGACAGACGAACGCAAGAGCGCCTGAGCAACGGCATGCAACGGTCTGTAACGGGCCGTTTCAAAAACAAGAAATTGGGAAGGCATTAAATGGAACGGATGCCGTGGTTCAAGTGGTGGGTCGGCACCTGCGCTGATATGAAGCTGCGCATGCTGGCCGACGAAATCAAGGTGCCCACAGGTTGCATTATTGCGATCTGGGCGTACCACCTGGAGACTGCCTCCAACAGCGATGAGCGCGGCTGGGTCGAACTGGACGCCAAGGCCATGCGCCAGATGGCTTATACCCTGCAATTCGATCTGGCGACCGTTGAAACGGTATGTAACGGCCTGAAACGGGAAGGCTTGGTGAGCGAAACGGGCGAGATCATGCGCTGGGAGGAAAGGCAGGGGAAACGCGAGAAAAAGCCCGAACCGCCCGGCGCTTCGACCAAGCGCGTGCAGGCGCTGCGGGATCGCAAGAAAGGCCCGCAGCCTAATGAAAACAATGACTTAGGTGGCGCAACGGATCACAAAAAACCAGAAACGGATGAAACGGTAGGTAACGGTAAGAAACGGCCACAAGAAGAAGAGGTAGAAGAAGAGAAAGAGGAAGAAGAAGAGAGTAAACCTAAAAACCATGTCGAGCGCCGCAATGCGGCACCCGACCGCGATGTGGTGTCGGACATCTTCGGTTACTGGCAAAAGACGATGAACTCGCCACGCGCCCTGCTGGACGACAAGCGCAAGCGGGCGATCAAGGCCGCGCTCAAGCTGGGCTACACGCCGCGCCAGCTCTGCGAGGCAATCAAGGGCTGTGAGCGGTCGGATTTCCACATGGCGCGCGGCAAGTACGCCGGCAACAACAAGCACAACGGCATCGGCCTGGTGCTGCGCGATGCGGAGCACATCGACAAGTTCATCGAACTGGCAAGCCAGCAGGTGGTGGGGGAGGAGACGATCGAGCAGCGCAACGCCCGCATCATGGCCGAGTTCCTGAGTGGCCCTGGTGCGGCCGACGCCAGCGCGATCGACGCCGACGTGATCGAAATGGAACTGGAGGAAACCGAGCAATGAGGAACGAGGACAAGCCGGAATTTGCCCAGCTTCTGGGCAATGTGATGGCTAGTTACGGCAAGCCGCTGCCGGATGGCGGCATGGTGGGCGTGTGGTTCAACGTGCTGGCGCCGTTCCAGCCAGCCGTGATCGCCAGGGCGTTTTCTGCCTACGCGCTGGAGCGCCCGGACCACGCCCCGGCACCGAACAGCATCGCCGCCCGCTGCCGCCTGCTGGACGGCCGGCCTGACGAGAACGAAGCCTGGGCGGTGGCGCTGACGACTCGCGGCGAAGAGGAAACGGTGGTCTGGACCGAGGAAATGCGCGATGCCTTCCATGCCTGCCAGCCGGTGCTGGCGGCGGGCGACGAAATCGGCGCACGCATGGCGTTCAAGGATGCCTATGCCCGCCTGGTGAGCGAAGCGCGAGCTGCCAACAAGCCGGCCGTGTGGGTGGTGTCCGAAGGCTGGGACAAGACGCGCAAGGCGGTCGTGCTGGCCAAGGCCCAGCGGGACGGCCTCTTGCCGGCACCGCCCGCGCACCTGGCGCTGGCACAAAACGGCATCAGCATCAGCGGCGAACCGGCAGGACGCCCCGAAGGGCTCAAGCGCGTGCTGGACGAAGTAGCGAAGCTCGAAGACCCGTTCAGGAAAGCCGAGCGCATCCGCGATGCGCGCGTGGCGGCAGCGTTCCAGGCCGAGCAGGCAAGGACGCGCGACATCGACCAGCAGGTGCGCGCCTATCAGCGGCAGGCTGGTGCTGGGGAATAACAACAAATTCCGGGAAGAAAAATAGTTGGTGACTGATATCATATTGTATGCTACAGTTTTGATAAATATCAGAGCGGGGCGGCAGGATGGAGAACGAAAACTATTACAACGAATTTGACCCGCGCGCCGCAGCCTGGCTGCGCAACCTGATCGCGGCCGGGCTGATTGCACCTGGCGTGGTGGACGAAAGGAGCATCGAGGATGTACGAGCAGATGAGCTTGTGGGATTCACCCAGTGTCATTTCTTCGCCGGCATCGGCGGCTGGCCCCTCGCCTTGCGCCTTGCAGGATGGCCGGACGATCGCTCTGTCTGGACCGGCTCCTGCCCTTGCCAGCCGTTCAGCGCGGCAGGAAAGGGCGCCGGATTCGATGACGAGCGCCACCTGTGGCCCGTCTTCCGCGACCTCATCCGCGAGCGCCGCCCTGCAAGCGTTCTTGGAGAGCAGGTTGCGAGCAAGGATGCAGACCCTTGGATCGACCTTGTACACGCAGACCTGGAAGAACTGGGCTACGCCTTCGGGTGTGTCGCGTTCCCGTCTGCGGGCGTCGGTGCGCCGCACATCCGAGATCGCCTGTACTGGGTGGCCAACGCCGACGCGGGGCAACGGGGAGAGGGGTGGGCAGGATCCGGCAAAGCGAGTGGGTCACATGATCAATCTCCAGGATGCGGTGATGCTGGCGGGCTGGGTGACGCCAGTCACGCGCGACTGGAAGGACTCGGGCGCGGACATCAAGCCGAGGGCGGACGGGTCGGAACGCTTCGATCAGCTGCCGCGGCAGGCGAACTTATGCGGCTGGCCGACGACGCGAGCAGCGGACGGCGAGAAGAATGTGCGGACGCTGGAGGGGGCGCTGTCGGAGATCGAGCGCAAGGGATCGCCGCAGGACTTGTCGATGGCGGCAGCGATCTGCGGACCGGCCCGACTAACGGCTTCTGGCGAGATGCTGACTGGCTCGGATGCCGGGATGGAAAGTGGAGGCCAGTTGAACCCGGCACATTCCCGCTGGCTCATGGGCTACCCCGAAGCGTGGGATCGGGCGGCGCCGGGCTGGAGCGACTGGCAAGCCTGGCAGGACTTGATAACGAAAGTCTCGCCCGAGCCAAGTCCTACCGTGTCGCAGCACTGCGCGGGTATGGCAACGCCATCAACGTAGAGGCGGCGCGGCTGTTCATCGAAACCGTGATGGAGTGGGCGGCATGAACAAACTGACAAGCTGGCTTTATGCCGCCAGCGCCTTCGGCATGCTCGCCGGATGCATGCTGGGCATGGGCCTGGCGCTGTGGCAAAGGTTGTTTGGCCGATGAACCGCGCCACCAGAATCTGCGCCTCGTGCCACCGCTGGGAACTGAACCAGGCCACGGCCGAGCAGCAACAGGCCGGCGGGGCGCCGTGCAGCGGCTACGAAAACGTATCGGCCTGGGATGACAGGTTCTGTGTCCTGTACGTACCAGCACCTGATCTTGCAGCAAGGCGTGGATGGGTAAGGCAGTTCCTGGCAGCACAACAGCAAACCGAAGGAGGGCAGCAAGGATGACCACTACCGTCGCACCGGCCCTGCCGGAATACGTCATGCACAAACGCACCCGCGCCGCGCGCATCGTGAAGATCCAGGTGCCCGCCGACGAGTGGAACCGCATGTGCATGCTCACGCTGGCCCTGCCGGAAGGCGGGACGGTCGAGCAGAAAGTCGTGATCGACTACCTCTCGCGCTTCCAGCCGGAAG